ATGATGCACCCCTACTGGGTAGGTTCCCCTATCCAACCCGGTGAATGGATCAACGACACCAACGAAGAGTTGTGGTGGATGCACAACCTAGATGCAGACACCGACATGGGTGATACGACACTCGATGACTTAGAGAAGTATTTGAAACTTGAAGAGATTCTTCCTGGTTCCAAGGAGTGGGAGATGGTGGCGAAACACTACGGGTGGCAATAATGCGTGAGTCGAAGCTGACCAAACTTGGGCGGCTGATGGGACACTACGTTGATGGGGAACCAATGAGTGACGACTTCACTCGGATATTCACAGACGGTAAAGCGTGGATCGACATCCCAGCTCCCGCGTGTCCTGTAGAGCCTGAATACGAGTACGAGGATAAGACTCGACCCTGGGACTATCTAGATGAGCATCACCGCAACATGGGGCTAGAAGGCGCCCATTGCAGGGCGATGAGGACGTACGAAGCCCAGATGGAGTACTACAACTCTGTGATAGTTACACTACAGCAATAGTGATTTCTGTGACTAGAGAGACACATCCACTCTTCTTAAAAGAATCTTATTGACAATTCCATTCCCGTAAACATAAAGTTCTTTTCAACCACGCAGCACAGATGAAAGGAACCATCGTGGCTAAGAAAGTGAACGTCACCTTCGTGGATGACATAGACGAATCTCCGGCAGAGGGGACCGTGGAGTTCGCCATCGACGGCGTAACCTACGAAATTGATCTCTCCACGAAGAACGGCGACAAACTCAGGAAACAACTCCAGCCCTGGATTGATCACGCAAGGCGTGTTTCCGGCAGGCGACGCACCGGAAGGCCGTCCAGCGGAAGGCCAAGGGCCAAGATCGACAGGGCTCAATCGGTCGCCATCAGGGAATGGGCCGCGAAGAACGGCCACACCATTTCTTCCAGGGGACGAATCCCCGAAACGGTTTTTGAAGCATTCACTGCCGCTAACTGAACACAGTCTTCAAATAACTGAATAGCGTTTTTGACCACCAGGTGGTCGGCCTCACAGCTTAGGAACCTTGAGCCGACCACCTGGGCCACCAACCCGAAGGAAGGCTTCATCATGCTACCTACTCGTGGGCGGAAACCCCGCCCGCCACTCCCACTCGTCGCTGCCGGAATCGTGGCAGCCGTCACGGGGATGCTCATCGCCTCCCCCACCTCTCACGCTGATCCGAATCAGGACGACGCGTTCTACACGGCCCTTGAGCAGCAGGACGTGGCGGTTCTCAATCCGCCCGCTGTGAGGTCGTTGGGTATCCAAACCTGTAACGAGTTGAGGTCCGGCACCCCGAACAGGATCACTGCCACGAAGCTCATGAATATGGGTTTTACGCGCCCTGAGTCGTCGGCTCTTCTGAATGCCGCGATGGCCGCTTATTGCCCCGAGATGGCGTCCGCTAAAGGTAGGTCGCTGTGAGTGTTTTGGCTGGTCAGCCGCAGCGCCCCGGTTTCGTTCCTACGGTTAGTCCTGGTGATCGAAATGTTCTGGATTTGAACAGGCAGATCGATGAGGAAATGGCGGAAGAGGACGGCGATGTCTGACCACGATTTTGTTCCAGGCGCAAAGCTTCCAGAAACCTACGAGGAATACACGGTGTATGTGGACTCCGGTGAGGCTGACGAGAAGTTCCGGAAGTTCTGCCGATCCCTCGGGGGCTCTATTGAGACATCTTGGAAGGGCACCCACGATGTCTGACTCTCTACAGGAACAGCCGAGGGCTTGTCGCGGATGCGGGGATCCACGGACAGCCGATGAACCTATCCCCGAGCATTGCGACAAGTGCCCGCCATGGTTATGCGATCAATGTGGACAGCTGGATTCGTATGCAAACAAATGCGGGTGCTGGACGGAGCTGGAGGGCATGAATCTGGCCGACCTAAAAGCCGCTTTCGCACTAGGTGATCTAAGTCTGGAGACTCTATGACTTCTCTACAGGAACGGATAGCCGAAGCGCTGGGGAAAGCCCTGGAGGCGGCAGCAGAGGCTAGCGAACAGCAATGTTACGCAGTAACCAAGGACGGCCTTTTCAGCCTTGACGGATATGTCGAGATTCCCGCGATTGCTTCCTCGTTGATTGCCTCTCTTGGTTTAGAGCTGGAGTGGGCGGCATGCCGGAGGCAAGACATGGCCGGATACAAAGGCGTCTTCCATGACGAACAAACCGTCTGCGGTTCAAAAGCATCGGTTGAACGTCGAATACCCCAGCGGTACACGAATGCGGATCTCTGGACTCCCGGCTCTCGCATCATCTCTAGCTGGTCGCGGGATGTACAGGAGGAAACCAGTGAGTGAGCACATCATTGAGCTATCAATTACAGAACGCAGGGACCTGATCGGCTGGCTGAAAGCCCCGGCTGAGCCCCTGATTCTTGGGAACTCACGGTTGTATCTAGAGCAAGGCCCGGAACTCAGCATCACCATCTACACCGCACCGCAAGGAACGATCTATGAGTGAGGCGATAGAGAACGCTATCCGGGCAGCATTCGCCGGATTAACCAACGAGCAGATTCACGAGCTTGCGATGGAGCCATGGCGGGAGCTGACCCATGAGTGAACTGACTGAACGCGCCAAGGCGCTCATAGAAACGAAGGTGTGCCGAGATTGCGGCGTTTCCGAGTGCGGCTGGGAGGAGTACGACAGATTCTCCCGTGCATATGAGTTGCTTCCCGAACTCATCGAAGAAGCAGAGAAGCTGGGGCGGTGGCAGCGCGAAGTCGCTGACGCTCTGGGCATTAGTGAAGGCCCTGGTATGGAAACGGGCGGTGTGTGGTTCTGCGCGGACGCCGATGAAGCGGCTCGGTATGCACGTGAATCTGTCGCGGCCCTTCAGGAAGCACTGCAAGGAGAGTCCGGTGAGTGAATCTAAGTGGCATGTCGGACAGAACGTAATGCTCGTGGAAAACTGCCGGGGACCAGTTGAGGCGCCCGTTACTCGGGTAGCCCGCAAGTATGTTTACGTCACTCAATGGGGCCGCGAAAGACGGTTCAACATCGAGACCGGACGGGGCGACAACCAGTGTGGGTACGGGGACATTATCTACACCCTTGAGGATTGGTCCGAACGTCAGCGCCGTGGCGCTCTAATAAAAGACATCCGCCAAGCTGGCCTGTACTTCCAGTCCGGGGATAGCTCCTACTCCACTGCCACTCTTCAGCGTCTTTGGGATGCACTGCAAGTAGAGGAGAGCGGGCGTGAGTGACGTGTTTCTCTGGCCAGCCGCATACGGATTTTCTGGCTGCTCCAGCATGAACCCCGACACCTGCAACTGCGCCACCTGGACACCCACGGAATGCGAAGCGTGCGGTGAGGAAATTGACGACGGTGTGGATGTCTACAACCTGATTAGGCCCAAATACCTATGGATGTCCGATGACGCTCGCGGGCAGGAGTGGGAAAACATTGTCTGGCATAAGAGTTGCGATGAGGGCTCCGCTGCCGCATCGAGAGCTGTAGAGGAGAACAAATGATCATCCAAGAATTCCGTAAGAGGCCCGTCGTTATCCGGGCGGCGCAGTGGGTGTCGGATCTACCGGAACAACTTGCCGAGGAAATCGCCGAATGGTGCGACGGCAGCTATGACTCCGATGTGGCTGGTGGATGCGGACCACACGGCGAGGACTGGGGTTGTCTCGAAATCGACACCCTTGAGGGAACCATGGAGGTTTCCCCGTACGACTGGGTTATTGAGGGTGTTGCCGGTGAGTTCTACCCGTGCAAACCAGACATTTTCGCTCGGACCTATGAGCCTGTAGAGGAGAGCGGGAGATGAGCGACTACCTGCGAGGTATCTACCCGGGCGAATACGCATTCCATGAAATCCCACAGGGTGTGCGGGTTGTCCCGCAGTTTGATGACCTCGTGCACCCCGTGCGGAAACTCGGCTATATCCGTAATGGAGATCTGTTCATGGATGATGACGGTGATGTCGTAACCCTAGAAGAGATGAAGTTTTGGTCATGGGTCAAGTTCTCGCCCGCTGCCGATCTGCAAGTAGAGACAGGGGACAAACAGTGAGCAAAGAGGCATTCGAGATGACTCAGCGGGCGACGTTGCCCCGCCACCGATCGGCCGAATTAGAAGCAGTGAGTGTGCGTTTCTTAGGCTTTGGGACTTCTATCTGCATATCTGAGGAAAAACAGTGAGCGCACTAGAGGCATTGGCCGAAGCCGCTGAACAGTACTTCCAATACCTAGAGAGTGATGGTTACTACCCTGCGGGCTGCTCAGGAGAAGCTGCAGCAGCGGCCATTCTGGAGGTGCTCAAGGCCAAACGCATTGAGCTAGTAGAGCTGCCGGAGCCGGATGAGCGTTTCTTTAGACTCGTGAAATTCGGCGATAACCGAGTTGGAACCATCTGTGTCCAGTTTGACAAGTTTGGGCCGCCCAAGATTTTCAGCGATGGGTACGATTTGACGCCGGATCAGTCACGTTCTATCGCGGGCAGGTTCCTCGCTGCTGCCGCTGCCGCTGATGGTTCTACCGGTGGAGAGACAGATGCCTAAACCCAAGTTCTACAAGTCGCCAATCAAACTCGGGTCACTGCCGGTGGGTAGTCGGATCGCATTCGAGGGCGAACTGCTTATTTGGGTCAAGGAGGAAAACGGGTGGTTTAGGGGTGCTTCCTCGTTTCCTGTGCCTTGGTCTAGCGAGACGATGTGGCACTACAACAACGGGCGCCCGTTCCAGGTTATTTCTACCGGTGGAGAGGAAAAGCCGTGACCTACCTACTGAAACGCGGTAAAGGCTCCCTTCGCCGAGTTGTACACCTATGCCGGTTTGACCAGTTCGGTAATAAGACCATGGAACCGATCTGTGGCCGCACTGGAGGTCTTCAATTCGATATGACAAGCAACGTCCCATGGGGTCGCCCTTTGTGTAAGTGGTGCCGGTCCGATTTGGACGGAAAGGAAAAGCCGTGAGCGCCCACCACAAGATTAGACAGTCTATTTATCTAGCCGAGTTGGCCAAGACTGCTTCACCCCCTACTTCTAGCTCTAACCGAAATCTAGCTACTGCTATCGAACTTCTGTGTGCGGTGGTGGCGGGGCTAGTACCAGCTGAACATGATTCGGAGGAGCTATGAGCGGCATGATCGCCCGCACATTCCACTGCGAAGCGCCAAACTGCATTCGATGGAATCACATGACGGTGTTCGCCGAAGGACCAGATGTGGAAAAGTCAGCATTCGACAATCTCGCGCAGTCCTTTTCATGGACACCCACACCTACAGGATTCTTCTGCGAATACCACTCAGGTAAAGGAGGGGCGGAATGAGCAGTCTCGTGTTGATGGATAAGTTCGCGCCATCACAAACCCCATACGCGTTCATCCCGAAATCATTCAGAAACTACATGGACTATCTGTCGGTAGTCACGGCAATATGGGCTGGTCGCAAGAATGGGCGCACTACCGTTTCATACGGAACCCTGACGGCAAGCCGGGTCGATTCATTCGATGAGTTTATTGAGAAGATTGATATGCGATACGGGGGCGCCTACGAGGCTAAGTGGGATGGGGAAACGCTCATCACCGGGAGCGCCGTCACGACGTATCGACACCGTGAACTTGTGGGGATGCTCGACGGGTATCTGAAGGCATTCCCCGAGGTTCCGTACCAATACGTGGGTTGGTATTACCAGCCGAAGCGAGGCGTGGTGAAGCTATGAGCGACATCGAGATGCGTACGAAGTGGATCATCCGCAAAGAGCCACTGTGGGACGGATACCCGGAGCCGTGGCAAGTGATTACACCGGCCACGCCAGGATTCGATGACTTTGACCCCGAGTACCACTCCCCCTCTGGTGCTGAGGCTATCGCAGCATTCGCGGCAGGTGGGCGATGAGTTATTTCGTGAATAGATGGCGCCCCAAAGTACTCCTAGAAGCACTTTGCGCCCAAGCGGTATACGCGCCAGATCGACCAACCCGCGAGGCTATCAAGCATCTCGTTGAACTGCTGCACCTGCACCGGCCGGTCGGTATAGACGGCAAGCATGGCGACCTTCATACCCCAACGTGCGGATGCGAGGAGGAGTCATGACTGACCCAGCAGTAGAAGCCGCACAACGGGCGTGGGACACGTTGCCCGAGCGGTCTTACGCAACCCGTCAGCAGATCATGGAAGCCGCTGCCCTTGAGATGGCTAAGTCGGTACAGGAACTACACAAGCCTGCTCCGTATGCGCTAAGCAACCCCGATCCAAGGCCGTTCTGCTGGGAGTGTGACGACGACTGGCCTTGTGAGACCGCGAAGCGTGTTTATCCAAGTGAGGAACTAGGACTATGAGCGATCCAGCAGTAGAAGCAGTCCAGCGGGTCAAATGTGCTGCTTGGCAGTTCATCGACCCACCAGGGGCGGCGGTGGACGTTGCCACCCGCGCTGCCCGTGAGGCTTTGAAGCCGATAAGGGAGAAGATCCGGGAGTTACAGGCGGATATACCTACGGATGACCCAAAGTTCGGAGAGGGCGTTGACTATGCCATCGCTGAATTGGCCCCGTTCATCTATTCGTCAGAGGAGCTAGAGCGATGAGCGATCCTGCAGAAGAGGCGGCAAAAAGAACGTCGGAGGCATATTGCCGTGGCCAGATACCAGCTGATCCAGACTCCACCACCCATTCTCCGGGTGTGGATGAGATCGGCGAATTCGCTGCCTGTGAGGCTTTGAGGCCGATATGTAAGTGGTACGGGAAAGCCATGGCTACGGCTATCGCCGAAGACCTGTACGAGCAGCAAGATCTACTGGAATCCCTCGCCCCCTTGATCTTTTCGACAGAGGAGTTGAACCAATGACAATCACACGCGTCTACCCGCCACTCACGCCGGAAGACTTCGAAACACAGTACGACGAAAAACACCGATACATGTTCACCGAGGATGAGAACGGCGACATGTACTACACCTACGGCCATGACCGCGATGACGAATTCGTAAGGCAGCTACGGGAGTACTGCATTGAAGTCGGAGGCTGTCCCCCCGATGAAGCCGAGTTCGATTCGAGCGATATAGAGCATCGGTGGGCGGTAACCGTTGAGCCCGCCCCAGAGTGGAGATTCACCTGGCTCGATGTAACCGAGAGCACGCCTGGTGCGTTCCCTATTTCAGTCGTCGGCCTGTGACTGAGGAGCTAGAGCGATGAGCGAGGCAAGGAAGCTCATGGCGGAAGTCCTCAGTGAGCACCGCGTTGCCTACCTAGATCAATTCATCTGCACGGGATGTAAAGAGTCGTTCGAGAACGTAGGAGAAGCGACGGCACACCAGTCTACTGAGATAGATAAAGCCCTAGGGGGACTTGAGCGGGAAATGGCGGGGCGCCTGGGTGTCACCGACCATGGACGTTGGGTATCCGGTTGGACCGAGGAGACTGAATGAGCATCTGCGGGTTTGAGTTCAACGACACCCAGTACGGCTGCGATGTATGCGACAAAAAGCCGGAACACAAGGGAGACCACCGAGACTCGACCAGTAAGCACACCTACCCCCGCCGAGTACCTGAGGTGACCGAATGAGCGACACAACCGACAAGCTTCATGTAGCAATGGAGGGCGCGCCCATGCGTTTCAGGAGCGTGTTCAGACACGCCATATCCCTAGCAATGGAAGCCGATTGCCGTGCCGAGACGGTCTCAATGGAACTTCAACACCACATCACTCCCGTCTATCCAGTGCTTGTGGAACTACTAGCCGAGACTTTGCCATGACTGACTACCAAGACACCGGGCGGTGCGTGATCCTGTGATAGCCATCATATGTGTTGCAATTACAGTCGGGCTTGTAGCTCTCCTCGTGACAATTCATGTGTTCGCTGAGCGGGCCGACACCACTACTCGCATGGTCAAGAAAGCATGGACACAACACCGCGACCTTATGTCCGGGAAACAAGAAGCCCAGCACGGCGACTACCCGCCCATAAACCTAGACAGCGACGACGTGCTGAAATATGCCACCATAGACCTACCGCAACTACTAGATATTCATTGGTCTACCCAAAAATTGGTGGCACTCAACGAGGGCCACATTTGCGCGAGATGCGGAAAGTATGCGACCGAACTCCACTATTCATCCGACTCGATTAGTTCCTACATATGGAATTCATACGCTAAACCGGATACTTGTCAAACCTGCGTGCACGCCCAATACCAGAAAGAGGTACAAAGGTACCTGGATCTCGATCCATACATTGAAGCCCGATGGCATGCGGAAAATCAGTATAAATCCCTACAAGTATTGCACCTTCAGGGCTGAGAAACAGAAAAAGGGGGCGGGTCTAGAACCCTTCGGGAAACCGAAAAAGGGAACTAGACCCGCCCAGCCTGCTCAACACAGACAAGATCACGCAGCTTTCAGAAACAAATCCTGCAACCGCCGAATATTTTCGAACCGGAAATCACACCACGACCACGTAGCGCCATCACCCATATCGACTTTAACTACCGGAAACGACGAAAAACCCTCACTGCGCAATACCGCAGCCAACTCGTCGTCCACCACAATCTCAGAGAACGAAACACCAGCCTTCTCCAATCGTGATTTCGTCACCGCGCATTTATGGCACGGAACATCTTTCGGTGTATAAACTTCAACCAACAAAACTATCGACCTTCAGGGAAAACTCTCGACAACAGGACAGCGGGAACAGGAGGCGGATCAGGAACACCCGCGCGCCACGCCCCATGAACATCCCGTATATGCCCAGTGGCAGTAACCAGCAGGGCATCCGTGTGGGCGTGGTCACTACGCTCAGACTCAAGAGCAGCCCTAACCTCAGCCAACTCTTTCTCCAGATCCTCAACACGCTTCGTCAGCGGCGCCAATAACACTTCGATGGCCTTCTGTTGAAGCTCCGTCAAATCGTTTTGGTTGGTTTCCTTCTTCGACTTCCGCCCTAACCAGTAACCGAGGCCCGCAATAAGGGCCACGACTATCGTTGTTACGGCCTCAACCAACCCCACCGGGGTTTACAGGTTATCTGCGGAGTCGATAGCGCCAGCGACCTTGTTCAGGATCACCTCAGCGCCCTTAAGAACAGCGATAGCGCCCGCCACAACAGCAGCTACCTTCAACGGCAACCCAACCACCGGGATCGCCACCAGGACCGCCAACAGCACCGCCACAACCGCCGCTACCGCCTTGCGGATCTCGGACGGCTTCTTGCCCAGAATACGAACCATTTTTATACTCCCCCAACTTTCTCTTCAGCCTCTACGGCTGGAACTACAACTTCTTCCGGCTTGACAGCCTTAATCGCAGGCTTCGGCGGGTCGGACGGAAATAATCCCCGCAACGAACAGAAAATCTCGTCGCCGTCAAGATCCCCCCCGCTCACGTACAGAACAGCCTTCTCGTGTGCCGGAACTCCCCCGAGGGCAGCCTTTACAGCGTTCACGACATAAACCACTGGGGCGCCCGACACGCCGACATCAACGACAATGCGCTTGATCTTGCCTTGATCAGCCAAATGCTTAGCTTCGCTATAATTGCGGCGGAAATGCTTATCCTGCCGTGCACCAACCACAGCATTCAACACAACTTCCGAACCCTTAAACTTACCGTCCAGGTATTCGCCATCTTCACAAAAAATCATCAAATTCCCTCTATGCCGCGATACCGCGCATCCAATCAAAATCCCCAGGCTCAGCCACAGTCGAATAATGCGGGTTCGGGCTACGCACCAAAAACATAATCGCGTCAAATATTGCCTTAATGGCGGCGAAGCTCTCACCAACCGGATTCCCGAACAACGCCAGGACACGCGCGAACAGGGCAGACGGCCCACCAACCCACGAATTCTCGCAAATAATCTTCGCGATAGCCGTCTTATCCTTACCGGCAGCATCGGTCGTGTTCTCCGCGAACATGTCACCCTTACGGGGGTGCTCCTGCCAGCGGTCAGCGATATCCGTCTTCGACGTATCGAATGTCACATCCATGATTCCCTGTGTCCCCGCAGAAGGCGGGTCAGTTGACCAAGGGCAAACCCTGTCCTTCTCCCTGCGCGGATTGCCGAAACACAGACCGCGCTTGAAGTCCTTCAACCGCCAGTGCAGAGGGGCGCCTTCCGGCAGCACGTACTGCATCATGAACTCGCACACCACCATCGCACCCTGCGAGAAACCCGTAATCCCCCACGGAGTACCGGCAGGGAACAGCGCAACAGCCTTGCCCGAATCATCAGTCAGCACAGTAGAACTGAGCAGCCGCACCAATTCGTTAACCCCGGATTTGTTGTCGAACGGCAGAGCCCCGCTGTTGTAGCCCACCGGCTGCCAGAAAGCCAACCCTTCGGCAGACAACTGCGCACCAATAGATGCGGACGGACCCGCCCACATATCAGAGAGGTGGCCTTCAACAGTGAAGATCACCGGCTTAACAGCAACGGGACGAGGCAGATAGCCCATCACATACTTGGTCTCGGCGTTGATCACACCGGGGATATAGGCGTCCACAGACAGTTTCCCGGAGTTTCGATACCGCGCCTGCATCTCAACAACCGCAGCCTGCATCTGCTCATCAAACAAAGACGTGTCGGCAAGATCCCCCGCGTAAGAACGGAACTTGTTCCGCATGTACGCCTTTATCTTCCGGATCTCGTCAGAAGAATCGCCCAATCCGAGACCTACGTACTGTCCACCTATCCTCATTTGCCCCCCAAAAGTTTCGCGACAGCGTCAACAAGCGACAGGTCTTGACCCCGCTCGTTCTTCCCCAATTGCGGCCAGCCCTTGCCCCCAGGCCCCCGCAGCTGCTCCCAGATTTCCTCCATAAGCTGCCTGTCGGTGAAGTCACGCGGATACACCTTCGGCGCAGGCTCGGACGGCCCTGGCGCCTCTATCCCCGCGTAGAAATTGACTCGTTGCGTGAAGTAGTCCCAGGGGAACTGGTCACCCACATCTGTGTGAGTGCCGTCCTTCAACACCTGCGTGACATAGCGATGGTCCGAGATACCCGGAATCCGGCCCGTGTACGGAGGGGCAACAACGTTGATCGGGATTCCGTACTTCTTGCAATCCTGGACCGCCAGATAGGCCAGAACATCAATAGCTTTGGACTGCTTCATCCACTGGTCGCGGGTCCAGGAAGCCCTAGAACCAGCGATGCACGCATTGACGCTCCGGCTGTTCGCGGAAAGCACCGACCACGACGCGTAATCCGTGTCAACAACATCCACCACCGTCACGCCACCATCAGAGGCTTGGCTGATCGTGTAGTGGTATGAGACCTGGTTGGCAGGGTTTCCAAGGTATTTAGCCAGATCCTCGGCAGCAGAATCCCCGCCGCCACCCTCCTGCGTGTGAATGAAAAACGCATCTACCTTCACCCCGCCACGAGACGAATTGCTTGGGCTCCACAAAGGAAACTCATTGAAATCTGGCCTATCCAACAACTTCCCCCCAACAGTCAACCGGTTATACAAGGCAACCGCGTCAGCGAAACGACCGTCATACCGATCCGGGAACGCTGAGTCCTGAACGTCTTGCGCAAAAGACCCCGGCGACTTCGACGTATCGTTGTAGTTCAACTTCACGAGACGGGCAAAGAAAAGACCCGCAGATTTAGTCGGGTCCATACAGGTAGCGCAATCAGCCCACCACCACGCTTTAACATCCGGGTTCCAAACAACTTGCTGCTGGAAAATTCCGACCGAAAACCCGTCTGAACCCACCGTGTCATGCGGAATGTTTAGAGATTCCGGAACCTTAGAATTGGCCCACATATAGATAGTGGCGCCTTCCGCAGCCTCAACCAGGACGGTCGCTAAACCAATCTGGATACCACGAGGGGTGATGTTACGGCGAATACCCTCCGCTATGACTGCCCGCGCATAATCATCGCTAGACGGCACCTATTTCCCCCAGTTAAACGGATTCAGATTCGCCAACGCATCATTGATCGACTTAGCGACAAGCCCAGAAATCCCCTGAACGGAATCACCGAAAGCTTTCAGCATGCCATCAGAGATATGTTGCACCGAACCAGAAACCTCAGACACAACAGTCTTAGAAATATCGGCCGCTACATCCCCCAGCTTGTCCGCAACATCACCGATCTCCCGCGCCACCGCATCGGTGACACTCTTCGTAATTTCCGGAATCTGCTTAGCGATTTCCTTAGCCACTGCTTCTGCTACCTTTTCGGCGAACATCAGCACCAAATTTTCAATAAATTTCAATTGTTTCCCCCAATAAAACTATTAACTAGATACCGTCACGCGCTTCCCAAGCGGTAGGCTCGACCCCCGGCGTGAACAAAGACGTAGACCACGACAAACCCACATGCCGGAAACCCTCACCATGCGGCACCAAATCCGTCACATCCACGGAGATAACGGGCGTACCAAGATTGCCGTTCTTGTAGCAAGACAATGTTCCGGCCAAATGGTTATACACGATCTTCGCCGTATCATTATTGTTCGTGATAGACGCAACCTCATCACCGACATAAACACCTGTCAGCGGGCTCGTCCCCTTAACCACATGCAGCTTGTTATTGATAATGCCCGTCTCAAACTGGATACCCAGCCACTTCGTCATCGCATAATCGCCGCACACAATCACATTTAACTTACCGGCACCCACATTCAACAAACTGACATTGATAGATACCGAATCCATATGCATCGGCGCATACCACTTAGCGCAAGCCTGATTGAAAAACGCATACTTCGGACCCATCGACTTCTTATTGGTGATCAGACCATGGGTATGTATCTCCATACCTGTCCCACCCATCGGAATCCACTTCGGGCCGATAAATGAGCCCACAAAGTTCGCCGTGTACTGCACTGTGTAGTCAGATTCGTCCACAGGCGGCGACAACGGAAACCGTGGTTCCTTACGGATCACCTTCCCGTACCACAGCATCGCCGGAGCAAGACTCGGCTTCGTCACATAGATTTCAAAGTTAGATCCATGCGCAATGTCCTTAACCGCATCAGGTTCCTCATAAAACGAGATACCTCGCGAAGTACACACACCATCGAACCGCGCCAACTCCACAGCCGCGTCATCCAAGATCACCAACTGCGACGTGCACCCAGTGAAGTCGCCACGCAACCGCCACTCGGGCATTTCCAAACATGAATCCGCAGACAAACTCACTGTTTCAATCTGCGGCGATTCGCTCAACACCTACATAACCCCCAAAAGCTCCGTAAGCCACAAACGGCACCGAGCCCCCAACAGCCGCGCCTTAACTTCAGCGGCCATCACGAAAATATGTGCCCGATGCCGAAAACTCGCCTCATGCCCACCCCAACCAACGCGCCCATCACAAACAGGGCAATGCAGCTCAGGTGGGCCAGCCACCACATTCATCAGAGCTTGAAAATCTTATTCGCGCCAGTGTCCCAAGCAATGTTCACATCGCCGCCATTCGGCGTGACCGGAATACCAGTAGCCGTATCAATGTAGGCAATCAAAGGCGACGTGGAAGCGGTACCAGTATCCTTGAAAATCACCAGCGCATTGGACACTGATCCCGTAACAGCGGAATATGTGACACCCGCAGCGTTCGCAACACCAGCCGTGGAACCCTTACCCGTGAGGGCCGCAGAGGTAGCGGTGACACCACTAGAAATGTCTGACCGGTACTGGTGAGTTGCAAGGTTCGGAGTATAAGCGCTAGTCACCAAAAGAACCTTGATGGTGTCACTGGTCCAGTTAATCCCGCCATTAAGGAAAGCCTCTCGGCCCTTATCGTAAAGCGCATTAGCCATATTTTATTTATTCTTTTCTGCTAATCTAAATTTTATAATAGAGCCGTCTAGCTCAGTACGATTGCTAGCGCACCCCAGTTGGCTGAGGTGTTGGACAGTGAGAACGTCGCGGAGCTGTACGAGATGCTGATTGACCAAAAGACCTGCCCTGAAGTGGCCGCAACCAACGTGCTGCCGCCAGAGAACCCTGTCGGCGTGTTCGATGTGCCCAGCACTTGCAGGATCATCTGCCCCGCAGAACATGTGACCGCCTGCGTCGGCTGCGAACCCGTACCGGAAGTCTTAGTGACCGTTCCTGATGGGCTGCTCACTCCGGACACCGCGATACCGAAACAACGGCTCCACCCACTACCGGTGGTCACCACAGATACCGTCTTGGCGCCAGCAGACCCCATCGTGGAGGCGCTGCGGTAGATCTTGATGAACGCCGAGCCTGAACCGGATGTCCATGCGGCGGTGTCAATCAGCGTCATTCCCGTACCGGCGCAGGTCACGGACGACGGATCGCCGGGGCGGTCTTGCACCACCACCGTGTAGACGTAATCCCCGACCGCTGCGGAAACATCGACCGTTGTTGTGGTGGCACCCAAAACGCTGGAGGTGCCGATGTTGTATCCGGCACGCACCCCTGTAGGCGCGATCGTGCGCAGCGGCACCGCGATAGATGCCCAGTCGCGCGAGCTGCTGATCGTTCCCGTGAATGCCGTAGGTGACACCACCACATCGGTGTCGCGCACGGACTGGATGCAGAACCCGGAGTTATCCAGGTAGCGGCTGGTGCCGCCAGCCAGACTGGACAAAGTAGCACCAGAGTCACCCGTGGTGAGGGCTTGCACCGCTCGACCATTCAAGGGGGCTGTGACCGAATGAGAGAACGATGTTCCCGTACCAATGGCGACCGCAGCCGGGTCATATCCGGCAGCACCCGAATAGGACACCGCCACAACCTGCCCCCAAGGAGCAGGGCTGGTGCCGCGCGTGATGTTGATGGTCGCGCTACCTGATGCGACACCACGGATGATGTAGGCCGCGATCACCACACCGTTGGAGACTGCCTGCCCCACACAGGTCATCGGCAGATTGCTCGCACCGTATGTGGCTTTGAACAGTTCAGTCGGACCGGACGACGTGCCGAGTGTCGCGAACGCCAGCACATCATCGTTAGTGCTGGGGTTGATCGAGCAAGACAGCGGCGTACCGTTGTTCTCACTACCGACACCCTGCGTGCTGTAGATGACCGTCGCGGGCTGCGTCACTATCGGAGAACCGAACGCTTCGCCGGAAGCGATACCGGACGCCGTGACCGTCACAGGCCCGCGCGTGGCCGTAGCGGAACCGAATGCTTCGCCCGAGGCAATCCCGGACGCAACAACATTCAGATTCGCCTTCGCGACACCGAATGCCTCCGAAGAAGCAATCCCAACAGGCGTGATCCGTTGTCCCACACCGGCAGTACCAAACGCCTCGGCGGAAGCAATGCCCGTAGGTGTGATGGTTACGGGGCCAACAACGGCCGCTGCCGCACCGAACGCCTCAGCCGATGCGATACCCGAAACCGTCAACGTTTGACCCACGGCAGCAGTACCAAACGCCTCGGCGGACGGAATGCCGGTAGGTGAAACATCCTGTAAATAAGTAACTCTGACTGCACCGAACGCCTCGGTGGACGGGATGCCGGTAGGACGAATCGCCAACGACAACCCGCCCCCACCGAAAGCCTCGGCAGACGGAATGCCCGCAGGCTCCACGAACGCCTCAGACCACCAGCCAACAGAAGCCATCAATGCCCCCTCTTCGCCGCAAACTCAGGGTTATACTCCGGAGCCACCATCGAACCCGGATACAGATAAGTTGCTATCCTCGGGAACACCTTGATAAACATCGCGAAGTCATTAAAGTTCGCCGTCCCCGCAAGCACTGCACCAGAGTTCTTTTCGTAATGAATAACCGCATCGAAACCGTTGATGTTGCCCGCATGCCCGAACCACGATCCGTAGCTGTAAAGACCCTTGCCGTACCCGTAACGGGCCGGAACATCCGCGTTGTTGCCCTGCACATCCGATGAGAACTTGGAAAGATCCTTCAGGTCCGCCCTAGTCGCCGGAAGCAAAAGATTGCAGTCACGCAACTCCTGGCCCCACTTCTGCAAATCTCCAACAGTGGAGACCAAACCGCCAGCAGCGCCGATGAAGTTCGGGTTGAACGTCGTAACGTCCTGCTGCCCAAGCTGGCCGAAAATATTCCCCATCGGCATGTAGCCGCGCGCAAACGGCGCCGGAATATACGCGTTTGCAGGGTAACTGGTCTCAGCCATCCCCAGCGGAGTGAAAATCTCATCCTTCACGAACTGCGCATACGGCTTGCCTGACACGGTTTCGATCACACGCCCAAGGTGATAGAAGTTCGTATTGCAATACTCGTAGTCCTCCCCCGGAGCAAACGAGGCGGGCTGACGGGCACTATTCATAATCACGTTGTCGTAGCGGAAATCAAACTCGGGCATCATCACCGAGAAAGCACCCGTCAAAGGGTCCTTCTGGTACTCCCACACGCCCGACCGCATCGTCAACAGCTGACGGATGGTCACCTCATGGACATTCGGATTCAGATCCAGCCACAACGCCAAATCCGGTCGCTGAATATGCGGATAAAGAAGATCATCCAAGTCCAGTAGGCCACGATCAGCAAGGATCAGGATGCAGTGTGCCGTGAACGCTTTCGTTGCAGAACCGACACGCGTATGCAGATCCAGAGTGTACGGGGATGTCTTCGCATTGTCGGCGAACCCGTACGCCTTGCGGTAGAAGCCCGTTGGCCCCGTGATATCGATAGACAAGCCCGGAGTCAGTGGCATCTCTGACATGCACTGCGCAACGATCGCATCGATAGCATTGCGCTCAGACAGAGACATCTCCTCGTCCAGCGGATCGCCGTACGCGAGGGTCGTGATCACTAACGGTGCGGAATGCTCAGATTCGTTGCCCGCCAGGTCTCGTGCCGTAGCAGTAAGAGTGTATTCATGACCGGACGACAGCCCCGTGTAGGTGTAGGTCGTGCCGACCTGCCATTGCGCGGCGCGCACGCCATCGACATAGAACGTGTAGCCAACAACCCCAACGTTGTCCGTAGCCCCCGAAGCGGTAACCGTTGCACGCGAATACGCAACCTCGCCCAAGCTCAGCGTCGGCGCCGTAGGAGGCGTGATATCACCCGAAGGTTCATCCACCAACGCGTTACGGCGGAAACGAATCCAGGCGCCACCACGGGCACCCTTTCCGCCCGACCCGAGCATTAACCAGTCGCCGCCGCCAGCGCCGCCACCAGGGGCAGTGCCCACTCCACCGAAGGTGTTCTGGTCCCCACCGGCCTGGACCTTCCAGTCCTTAAAGACGAACTCGCCAGCACCGATACCGCGCGTCCTGCCGCCAGGTCCCTGGAGCTGCTGTCCACCTTCGCCGCCCTCAGCAACCAAGCTGTAGCCGGGAATGGAGACAGTGGTAGCGCCACCATCTTGACCAACACCGAGGATCGCAGTACCGCCGTTGCCGCCCTCGCCTAGCGCGACCGTGATTACCGCGTCATCCTCGAAATGTTCTCCGCGCCACCAGGTGACACCATTGAACTTGCCGTGGTCGCCGCCTTCGCCGTAGATGCCGAACGTGGCGCCAGCATGGCCACCACCACCCGCACCGTTCGCGACCACATCAACGTAGTTGGCCCACTTCGGGACCGGAATCGTCTGCCCCGTAGATAAGTACCTGACAACATCTGCGTGCTGCGACACATCGATACCTGTGTTAATCGCAGTTTCGATCCACGGAACGTTCGCCGACCGAACAACGGATGCCTTCGCGATAGTCGCAGGAGGCGTGTTAGGGCCAGTGGTGTTATCGCGTTTAGCGGCGAATGAGACAGCCTGCGCATAGGGATGATTCGGCAGCCACGTGACGCGGCCCACCACGTTGTGAGTGCCCGTACCGACCGGGACCAGCTCACGCGCAATGTCGTCGCCAGCGGCCAAGCCCTCGATAGCCTCATCGAGAATGTAGAACTGGAACGCGGGCTGGGCTGAAGACCCCGATGGGTCCAAGTCCCCCAATATGTTTGGAGAGTGATGCAGCAGCGACCAAGAGCCGTCAGTCGAGCTGATCTTCCAAATGTTTACGTAGAACGCGGTCAGATCCGTCAGGCCATACCCGAGCCACGACACCACCCCAAGCGATTTGGCTTCTTCGTAGCGTTCAATGCTGATCCCGGAAGCCGACTGCGTGACCGGAATCGTGGGGGGCGTGCTGTTAAACGCTACATCGGTGATGTTGTAATTCGATGTGCCCGAAGGGAAGAACCCCGTGAACAGCGGCTTATTGTTGCGAACCCCAAGTAGATCCCACGCCTCCGCGCCGAGACCCGCATTGTTCGCGAGACCGTTAACGACGTTGTACACGTCCGCTGGGTCTTTGTCGCCGCCGCCGACTCCGGTACCGAGGATTCCGCCCACAAGGTGGTTGAAGAATTCCAGGACCGTCTTACCGATATCCGCAGGACCGCCGACGCCCCCAACCTTGTCGGACGGGATAGCCGTGAACACCTGCAACAGGTCGGCCAGCTGCGCAAAAATTGAATCCTTGCCAGTCAGCGTATTGAACAGACCGGTGATCAGTGCTTGGGCCTGCCCCTGAATGCCTGTCAGTTCTTCGCTTAGGCCGTCAATCCAGCCCATCTGGGGCTTGTTCGTCTTCTTGCTCACGGCGTCGTCAAAGTTGAAAACGCCGTGCAGAGCAGCCTTAGTTATGAGGAGTCGGACCCGGATCGATTCCACACCGTCACGAACGGTGTACGTGCCTGGCATTGGAAGCCAGGTTCCGTTAGCCGCAGGGGGCACGAAACCAAACACCGACTTTTCGCCGATACGCTCATACCGGTCCCCGACCTTCGCATACTCCAGAATTGATATCTGGACCGCAGGCCCCGTTACACCAGGAGCAGCCGTGAATCCCGACCACTGCGTGAATACCGAAAGGTCACATTTTTGCTCCGGCGCGACTGCGATCAGATGCGATTGCAGCGCCTTCATGGTGCCGTCCGCGACAACCTTTACGCTGCCCGAACTATCCGAAGTGTGGGAAACGCCAGCTTCCCAAGTCCAAATCGGGTTATCGACAACACTGCCCTCGGTGAAGTTCCCTGCGAGCAGCAAGTTGGGCTGATCGTTAGTCAAAGAGCTTGTGCCGAGGACCGGGATCTTCCACGGCTCCAGCATCGGAATAATCGTGTTCTTCAGGAACCCGTCTAAACCGAACAAACCAGCTACACGAGTCAACGCATCAAGCGCCGAATCCAATGCGTTAGCAAGATCGCCCCACCGGTCAGACAGAAACGATTGAAGGTTCGCCAATCCGCCAGGTGCGCCGGTAATAGCCTGAACAATCAGGGTGATGAATTCACCAAGGTTCTCGAACCCGTGCAGAATTGTTTCAAAGAATGTTCCGGATGCCGAATTCCACCCGGTATCACCCTGCACCATGTCCCCGAAGAACGCGGTAATCGCGTCCTGGGTGCGGGCCGGGAGCTTCGTCATATCGGCCTGATTGACAAACTGGCCTCTCCAGCCAGCGGGGTCCAATCCGTCTTCGCCGTTAGGCATTGACATGGCTACACCCCCTTAGCCTCATCCAGACGCTTCCGCGCAGCCTCAAGAGCCGCTAGATTCGCTTGCAGTGCGCCGCCGAATTCCTCCAAAGCCTTCTTGTGGTCTTCCGGCGTGCGGAACGCAGCCGCAACCTCAGCGGCCTTATCTGGGAACTGATCGACCAGGAACCCGGTCGCATCCTTTGAAATATCGATAGGCTTCTCAGTCACCACGTCCCACACCTCAAAATTGCGGGTCGGACCAGTACCGGCCTTAATCCACTTCGTCTGCAAATCCGCGTGCGGGCGGCAACCGAAATCCCACAACATCTCCGAAACCGCCTCGAAACACTGCGGCGGAATCAACGGCTGATTCGGAAACCTGCGCTGAGGATCTTCCTTAGCGCTCCTGGGATCAGGAATACCGGCAGCGAACATCCACGCAAACGCGGTCTTAGGATCTTCCGGATTGCATTCGTCCTGTGACAACAATTCTTTGTTTCCCCCAATAATAAATGTGTTCAATCGCCCTGTTGTTCAGCAATACTGAACAGCAGAGAAACTGAACAACTAGGCAGCGATGAGTTGGACCCCTAGGTTTCGGGTAGCCTCTGTGAACTTCTTCGCCAAACGCGTAGAACGCTCCCCCAAAGACATAGCCCGCTCAGATTTACCGGCCTTAACAATCCACGACAAAGGCTGCACCGAATCAGAGTTATCCCAACCCGGCGTCATCTCCTCAACCTGATTGACCCAGATAATCGACTCAACACCCTTAGAGTTGATAGTGGAGCCGATACGCTGACCGATATCGAAATGCAAACCAGGCAAAGCCCAGCTGTCATGGAACGCCAACAGGTGAGTGGTCTCAGACCTTCCAGCTAAGAACCCGCCACGCAACGCCGACAACGCAGACAACGACCACGCATTGTTCTCGGCACCCTGCTGATACAGTTCCCAATAGTGAATCCAGCCGAGCTTTTGAGCCCGACCGAAGTTCTTCCACGATAACCACGCCGCAATAGTGCCAACAATGAATGGCATAATGATATCGGCGGCTATAGTTCCGGCAGAACTGAAACCGCCCAACAAAAAGTAGCCAAGCAAATTCCCCGTGGTTTCGATGACTAATTTCGCGATAGCGTCAGCTGCCGGATTATCGCCACCAACAACCACCGTGACATTCTTTGCCGGTCCCCACGACAAGTCTCCAGACTCGATAGGAGTCCACTCACTGTCTCGGATAACCAGCCACGGCTGTTTCGCCATAGACGCCAACCAGCCAGACTGGTAATACTCGTCAGGCTGCAACGTCTGCGAATCGTCCACCATGTTGAAGGTGTCCTCAACGAACCCGCCACCATAGGTCACAACTGACCGCAGAAAGCCGTCAACGATGGTGCCCTCAAGGAACGTCCCGCCCAAGGCGTGAGCCTCGGAGTTGTCGACAACCTCCCAATACAGGGCGCCATTACGTGGATTGAATACACCAGGAATGTCCGCAGACTCCCCAAGATCTGTCAACACGCGCCGATACCGGATGGTGAGCTGGCAGTCATCCAGCGCATCCGCAATGATCGAATCAATTGGGTTCATCCGGGACGCCAAGAAGGTCCACAGTGACGAATCATCCAAAAGGAAGCTGTTGCATTTAATGAAGCATTGCCACTGATTCCAGTCGAATGAAGCCACCCAACTGTTTATGTCAAACGGATCATCCGGAAGACTCCAAAGATTCCCCTCAACCCTGATAAGGTTGATAAGAATGATCATGGAAATGCACCATTTGGCCGGACCTGCGATAGCGAAAATACGCGGGAACTGGAAGATTGGGATCGGCAGCAACGGGTTCGGCGGGCATAGCAAGTATTGCAGCGGCTTCAAATCATCATCGAACGTCAGTTCAAGATATTTGATGCCACCCTTAGACTTGATAGTCCATTTATCCATCAGGCCGGACCAGCGTTTCTGCCCGCCGTAGAAGTCGACAACAATCAGAATGTTCTTGAGGAAATCCGGATTGTTCGGCAACTGCTTCAACCAGACCGCCATCCAATGGTCATCCGGTATTTCAAGAATCCCCTGAGTCGGGGTGTTGTTTTTGAACGGGAACGACCCCTTCAAAGTGGTGTCATAGTCGATGGTGCCGACTGACACCGCGCCCGCCCCACCATCGGGCCGGTTCATCAACACCCGAATCTCCGGCTTCGCGCGCCGCAGACTCTTGTGCTTATCTCGCGTCTCATCGGTCCTGCGGTCAATCTCCCGCAGCCGATCCATAACGGCGGTCACAGGATGGCCCACGGATGCGACCACGGACGCGAATACCAGCGCGGCACCGTCAACTTCAAGGCCCCACCGAACTCGGCGTCCTTCAACGTCACCGGAACATCGCCCTGCTTACCCGGCATCAACGGATAGATAAGGTCGTTGCCCTTCCACCTGTGCTGAACAGGGGATTCATTCGCGGCGATGATCGTTTGAACGCGAGGATCAGAATCAACCGATACGTCCTCCCCGTACACCAAAGTCGGTACCGGGATAGTGCGGCCACGATCCTGCTCGCCCCGCGAATACATGTCGTTGCCCCATGAAAAATCGGGCAGAGTCCACGTCCCTGGAGCGGTCAAAGTCCACCGCAACCACACCGGAATGTCGCCCGGATTAGAGATGTGGAATGTTTTGAAATCCTCAACGTTCAGGGTCTCCCACACAACCTCATACGGGTCTTCCTGCCAATACGGGAAGTCCGCTGCGATTGTCAGCTGAACCTGAATATCCGCCAGAATGTGCGGATCTTTCTCATAATTGTATTTCGGTGACTCCTGCAATCGCAGTTTCAAATATCGAGTACCGTCAGCGGTAGTCACATACAAGGTGGCGAGTTCTTCGTAATCCCACGCCCACCTGAACATCGCATCGATAGTTCGCCACGTATCAGGATCGTCATCGTAGATTTGGAACGTCAAAACCATTTCACGTTTCTGAACGCGCTTACCTACGAATTCCTCACCGAACGGGCCAGGAACAAATAACGTCTTTACATCGGGTTCGTACAAGTTTTGCGGGTTCACACCTAGTGTGACGCCCTGCTCCCCCATACCGGGGCCGGAAAGACACCAATACGAGCCATCCCGGCCAACCAGCTCAATTTTAAGATGGTCAGTCACTATTAAGTTGTCTCCCCAACCCCCGCCCCAGGTACTCTCAAATTTCCCTGGGGCGGGACCACTATTTAGTTATCTCGACGGAGGCCCCATATACGAAGCCGCCTGCTGCGCCTCACGACGATCCTGCTGCTGTTTCCACTGCTCCAAATTCGAAGTATGAATACCCCCATTGAAGTTATTCACAATCTTCGGACCGGCGGCCTGCTTCTGCTGTTCCTGGGGCAGCATCGGAACACCGGACGGATTCGCAGTCGAACCACTCGTCAACGTGCCCACCAACAGGCTGGACAGGATGTTCGCGGCACCCGCGACAGCCTGGCCACCCATCTGCACACCAGCAGCAGCCAACGAACCAGCAGCACCACCGGCAGGACCGGCAGCACCAAACGAACCCGCCGACGCCGCCACAGAAATAGCCGTAGACAAAGCGCCACCAATCGCAGAAGCGGCACCCTCGATGCCCTTCTGCAACCCCGGATTGTTGTGGTTCAGATTCTTCGGAGCCGCACCCATCACAGAACGCGGGTCCTTATCAGGCTTAGCTCCCTGCGGAGCCTGAGCGCCAGGATTAACCCCGCCGCCAGTACCCTTCAACGCCGCACCGATACCGCCCACAGCCTCGCCCACAGCGTTATCTGTGGCTTGCTCAGTGACAGCCGGAGCATTCACATCAGGTGTCGGATTAGCCTCCGTAACCGGGGCCGGAGCCTGAACACCCTCAGTAGGGGCACCCACATTCGTAGTCGGCCCCACAGACGGGCCAGCAAGAGGAATATCAGCCGGAGGCGGCGCATCAGGCAACGGACCTGTCGATTGTCCCGGACCAGGATCAGGCGCCGGAAGCCCCGGAATAAGAACCTGATCACCATCCGCATACCCCGGAAGGGCGGACGGATCTATCTTGCCCTCATTCAACGCATGAAACAGGCTCGGACCATACTTCGCGACAGACGCCGCGCGAGTGATGAACTCGCCGTTCGAAACTCGCGCCAACATCGAATCCGACGTACCGGTTCCGGCCCCGCGCAAGATTCCGCCGCCCGCATATCCGTGACCCTCACCAATGAAGTTGGGGCCACCAACAGAGTTCATCCCGTACTTCCGGGACACGTAAGGCAGCACCGCAGCGATCTGCGCATCAGGGTCCATGAAGTCGCCGCCCGTGACATTGTTCGCGTTGAACGTGGACGGAATGAACTGCAACAGACCCTTAGATGGATGCCCCGCCTTGGCGTTTGAATCCCAGTTGTTTACCGCTCCCGGATTGCCGTGCGATTCGGTATCGATCTGCCGAACAATCGCGTCTTCCCACGCCTTACTGTTCTGAATCCCGTACTGGGCTCCGTACTTATCGATTGCCGCATGCACGCGTGGGCGCCACTGTTCAGCACCGCCCTGCGGGTTGTAGGCAGACTGCTCAGCCTTGCCCGACATCGCTTCTGCGTTGCCACTGAGTTGCTTCGCCACATCCTGCGGATACCCGCCGCCATTCGTGTGAATGTGGACGTGATCCTTGTGGTTGGCGGTCGGCCCCCCACGATCCGGCATAGGCGTAACCCGACCATCCGGATACCACATCTTCTGGTCCCAGATCACATAGTCAATGCCGTATTCCTGTGCACGGCCAAGCATGTACGACTTGACCGCATCACCAGTCTCGCGGTCGTCGCCAACCATGAGATCAGCCGCCTTGCCTGCCGGATGCTCATCAGGGAATCCGGGATCATCCCGGAACCCGCCGATCTTCGCAATACCAGGGAAGGCTTCCTTCGCTGCGTTAGCGGCACGAATTGTGTTGACCTGCATGCCCTTAGAGTCATAACCCAAGCCCACCAGACCAGACTGCTCAGCAGTCAAAGCTGCCGCGCCAGGAGCGCCATCAAGCAACGCCTGCGCCTGCGGATCAGCCGCACCACCAACACCCTTACGTCGGCCAGTGACCCCCTGAATGACCTGCTTACCCAGATTGAAGTAAGTCGGATCAATTCCGAAGAACGACAACACCGCACCCAACAACACCTCACCGATTTGGGCGAGAATGTTGACCGGCTGAATGTTGTCCGGAAGCCCCTGAATAGCCCCCAACCCAAGATCGGACGGAGTGTCCACAGGCACCTGAGGTGCTGAAGGAACATCCGGAACAATCGTTGACGGATCAGGACCCGGAAGCGGGCCAGTCAGCGCAGAACTACCGCCGCCATGTCGATTCGGATCAGGACCACGAACAGCTTCCTGATTGATCGGTGACTCCAGCTTCGGCCCCGCAGCAGGTGCAGGAGGCGGATTCAGCGCCGTATTAGGCGCCCCGCCAACCAAATCCTGCGGCAACGGCGTCGAAACAGACGCCCCACCGGGAGCAACCGACGTATTAGGAATGTACGGATTCGGCCTATTCGGGCTAACCACGATCGGCCCGCCACCACCATCAAACCCAGGCAGCGACTCCGGATCAATCTTCCCAGCGTTAAGCGCATGGAACAGACCAGGACCATACTTGGCGACAGACGCCGCCTTAGTGACAAACTCGCCGTTCGACAACCTCGCCAAGATCGAATCCGACGTACCAGAACCCTCGCCGAACATCATGCCGCCACCGGCACGACGCACAGGCGGCTTGATCGACGTATATAGGCCAGCCCGATCCTGATTCAGATGAATCTGGGCGCCACCACCAGCAGTCGCCTTAACAGATCCGCCGTTCGCCTGAATATCCTTGACGAACTGCGCATCAGGGTACCGATCAACAGTGATATCGACACCGCTACCGCTCGCGAACGCGCGAGGACTACCGAAGCGCCCAAATGTCTGCAACCCCTGCGCATTCAGCTCAGAACTACCGTAAACGGCCTTGTTGGTATCGCGGATATCCGACTGCGCCTGGCTGCCCTGGTTAGTGCGGTCACGCAATATACCGGCAGCAGTAGACGCGTCATGAGCCTTCTCCCCCAGCTCATTTTGAATCTGGAAGAGGTCACGGCCCTTGATCTGGAAATCGACGCGGTTGTTGGCCAACTTGTCTTTAAACTCAGAGATGGCGCCCTGATCGCCGTTGAGGGCGCGGGTGATCAGCTCCTTGCTGATCCCCACATCCTGATACTTATCGCCGTACCTAGCCCAAAAGCTCGACGCCGCAAGATCATCCTGAACAACCTTGTCCAGTTCGCCCAACGTCTTGTTACGCAGTGCACCGTTCTCGTTGACAAACGAGTTCAGGTACTCGCCGCGCCCAACCCCCGAATTCTCAGCCAGCTTTAACGCGTTGGTATGTTCCAGCTTTTGGCCGTCACCACCGGAAGTGTTAACATCCTCCAGCTCTTTACCGAGCCGGAGAAGTCCTTCCTTGTCCATGGCGCCGGTTACTTCGTCCAGCGCACTCTTCATGGACCGCAACGCATCTGCGTGATCCTGGGCCGCACCAGCGGCGCGTTCCTGCTGCTGAATGTATTTAGCCAGCACAACCGTCGCCAGGGATGTCAACCCGATCGCCAAGGCGCCGCCAGGACCCACACTGGCCGCTAAACCGGAAATGCTGTTACGCATCGCCGTTGCGCGGCCAATCATCACCCAACCGCTTTTGCTGAACAGTTCGGCCCCAGCGGAAGCCGCCGCAGCAACGCCCTGCACCATTGGCCTTAGCAGCTCGAACGCTGCCGTCACACCCCTGATGATTGGCGATACCGTTTTAAAACCTATATATGCAACTACAGCCGAAGAAACCAGCCCCGGATGCGCCTTCAGTAAGGTAGCTGCCGCATTCAAGAACGGAAGCATCAAGCTCGCCCACGCACCCGCACCGTCGCGCGCAGCACGGAACAAATCCGGCAACGCACTAAGCATGGGGCTGAACTGGCGCAACACATCCCGCGCATCCCGGAAGAACTTGTTGATCTTCTCCTGACCCTCAGCAGTCTTCAGATAGTCCGATAGCCGCTTCGTGGACTCCTGGAACCACTGAAGGAAACCCTTGCCGCCAGACTTCAAAAAGCCCTCAGCGAACGTGTTCATGATCGAACCGATGTTGATCAGCGAGTTACCGAAGTTCTTCGCCGCATCAATCGCCCGATTGATCCACTCATCCAACTTGCCGGAAGACTCGGAACGCTTAACGAACGCATCGAACCGATCCATCAGCCTCGCGAAACCATTTGCCAGCCGAGGCAGCGACGTAGAGCCCACCGACGACAGCCGCAGGAACGCATCCAGGAACGGATTGATTGCATTCGACAGCTGAGACTGGGACTGCGCCGTGTTACCGAGAATCCTGCCAATCAAGCTCTGATTCGGACCAGTGCCCAACGATTGCAGCATCGTGCGGATGTTCCGGTTCCATGCCGTACCGATAGAGCCCAAGCCCTGCTTGAGCATCGGCAGAGACTTCCCCGCCAGCTCCACAACATCTCGGTCCAGACCCGCGAAAATGCGGTCCTGAACATCGGCACGTAAACCGCCGTACGAGGTGCGGAGCGCCTGCATCGCCGCAACAAACGAGCGCGCGTTCGGCGACAGATTCCCCATCGCCTGCGCGATGCCCTGCGCACCCTTAGAGGAGTCCTGAACACCCTCCTGGGCGTTCTTGATCCGCTCCAGCGCCGCAACCACCGTGTCGGCGCCACGGACACCCTTAGCGTTCGCCTCAGCGGCATCCTGCGCCAAATCGTTGTTGCGGTTCAAAACCTCCTGCAACCGCTGATACGACTGCTGAACGTTCAGGTTGTCGCGCTGCCTCTGCAACGCCGACTTACCCGCCGTGTTCGCTTCCTCAGCCTGCGCCTCGCGTAGATTCAGGCGGGCCTCAGCCTCGGAGAGGCGGGCACCCTTCATCTCCAAATTCAGGTCACGAAGATTGCGCTGCGAATCCTTCAACGACCGCGCATAGTCACGGTTCGCATCCGTCAACGACCGCTGAGCATCACGCAGACGGCGCCCATCCTCGGTAGCCGACTTCTGCGCATCCCCGTACGCCTTGAACGCATCCTTCAAACCACGCGTACCGAGCAACAGGGTGCTCACCGATGCGGCAGCAGCAGAGAACGCCCCCGGCAGCAACAGTACATTCTGGGACAGCGAAACAATCGACTCATTCAGAGCCGCGACCGCCACACCCAGCTGAGGTATGAACTGGGCGCCCGTAACCGCCACGTTAAGAATCAGGCCCTTGCGGAACTGCGAACTAAGATTCTCGTACTTATGGCGAATCTCAGTGATCTGCTTGACGTACTCCTTATCGTGAACCTTCACTCGAAGGTCGATAGGAGTGGCCTCGGCAGCCTTCTTAGCGGCCGTAATCTCGGCCAACATTTTATCGGTTTGCGCCTTAACCTGGACAGTGAAGTCCTGGCGCACCGTTTCCAATGCGGTTTTCAGCTTAGAATGAAAACCCTTAATAGAGGGCACCATGAGTACCGCCGCCTGGGCGGCAACAAATTCAGCCACAAATACCCCCGAAAAACTATATTAAGTTATAGAGAAAAGCCTATATTAATTTATAAAGAGTTATAAAACTCAGTCGCGCACAGAATTCCTTGCCTGAGACTCCGCAATGCGGTCAGTTTGATGCTGCATCTTCCGACGCTTACGCTCACGCAGATGCGGATACACCGGCCGCTTAGACAGCTTCGCCTCGCCACGGAAATTAGCGATGTTCAGCTGATCCTCAATATCGGCCAGCTTCCCCATAATCGGGCTCCACCGGAACAGTGGCGGTGCAGGGGTTGGGCCATCCGGCTCCTTCAACCCCGCCAACTCATCCACTATCTCCGGATCATTAAACACCGACGCATAGATAGCCGAACCCGGCGACTGCGCAAAAACGCCATAGAGTGCCTGAAAATCTTCCCAACGGTACATTCTGTCAGAGAAATACCAATTCGGATTGATCCCCAGGGCTTCCTGGAAATCCCAAAGGATAGCGGCCCAATGCCGATTGACAAGTTCCGCGACCTCCCCTATTTTCCCAGGTCAGAGAAATTCGTCCAGTGGTCCATATACTCGCTCAGGAACACGCCCCACGCATGCAGCGGCTTGTTCCGGAAATACTCCTTAGCCTTGTCTGCGTCCTCGCCAAAAATCGCCCGACGAAGCTCATCATCAGTCTCCAGCTCAGCCAAACCTTCAAGCTCAGCCACCGTAGGAGCCTCGGCGACAATATTGCCGCCATCCAACTTGATCGGCTCCGGACCAACCGCCGAAGCAATCTTCTTATCAAACTCAGTGAGTTCCACAGCAGCCTTACGACGTGCAGCAGCCATAATATGTTTCCCCTTTTACAATCAAAATACTGATAGGGGTGGGAGCCGTTAAACCCCCACCCCTACTCAAAACAAACTAGGTAACAGTTACCGTGATGGTCTTTGTAAGAGCACCCTTGGTAGCAGTGACCGAAGTAGAACCAGTAGCGACACCAGTCACCAAACCGGACGCAGACACAGTGGCCTTGGTCGGGTCCAGAGACTCGAACTTGCAGTCCGGGGTGTAATTGATGCCGTTATCGCCCTCAATAACCAGCTGCGCAGTGTGCGAAGCACCACTAGCAACGGTCACCGACACAGAAGCCGGAGTAGCTGACAGCGAAGTCAAAGGCTGACCAAAACGAGCCTGGTCAACAATGTCACGCCAGCCGGGACCCGCGAAGCCCTGCGCCACCGAATAGCCGAGAACCGGGTCCTTAGACGCCTTCATCGTCACCTTGTATTCGATAACGTTGTCGTCGTTAAGGGTCTGGTTATCAACCTTGTCCAGCTGCACACGCGGCAACAGCCAGTAAACCCAAACCTCGCGGTCATTACGGTCATCAAGGCCCAGCAGAATGCATCGGTAGTAGATGTTCTTCGGCTGCTTCGGCGCAGGCAGGACCACACCACCGAATTCGGACGGGGTGATATTCGAGAAATCCTCGGTCCAAACAATGCCCAACACATCAAGGCTGTTCTCAAACAGAGAGACCTCGAAAGTGGTGGTGCGCTTATTCTTGATGACACGAATAGGCTCCGGCTCACCGTAAGCCTCAATGTCCTTCGAGTCGAACTCGTTGCCGATACCAACACCGGCCTTCTTCTCGAAATGACCCAACGACCGATACGCAACCGGAACATCCAGCGAGCCATCAGTAGGCGACTCAAGAGTCAAAGCCGGAGTCGCATCAATCGGCGCGAAAAGCGCGATCAGGTTAAGAGGAGCCAGCACCAAATCAGGGCGCGGGTCCTTAATAGAATAGAAATCCATATTCAGTTGTCCTTATTAAATTGTTGAACTACGCCCTTAAAGCGCGAACCATATCCGTATAGCGTTTATTCGACCGCAGATTTGTGGTCACACAGAAGGTGGCCGGTACAACCCGGGCATCGAACTGTTGTTCTGGTGAAAGCATGTACGGCGCGGACCGTTCCTCGGCCCCCCAAAACTGGGCTGTATCCCCGTCCTCGCCCGTGACTTTCGCCCCATCAGACAACGACATAAGAATGCCCCGAACAAACCCGGCAAGACCCTTAGAAGCATCCGGATCATCCGTGACGGCGATAGCCTGAATCAGGTGATTTTCACGGTTCCTTTCCCAGTCCACGACGGCGCCGGGTAGTTTGAAAAACCACACAGCGGGAACATCGCCCTGCCCATCGACCCACAAGTCTGGTTTCCAACAGCCGAACGTCACATCCGGTGCCAGCTGGCCAAACACGTGCATCAACAGTCGCTCGATATCGAAAAAGTTGTTTTCGAACCACGCGGGTATATAGGCGGGAAGGATCACTTCTCACCACCCCACAACTCATGCGCGACTTCACGCAGATCCTTTGCGCCCGGATACGCCTCGGCCTTCGCCTTGGAGCCGTATTCGTGCAAGTTGCCGTAGAAGAAGCCGTCGTTTTCGACGGGGCCAACGGTCACCTTGCCAACTAAACGGTCGTTGTCGTGGCCTCCGACCTCAACAGACGCCGTGGCGGATTCAGCCAAATGGCCTGTCTTCTTCGCCACCTTCGCCTGATAAGCCAGCTTCACCTTCTCGGCTTCCACCATCAACAGACCCTCAAGTCCGCCCTCGGTGCCAGCCAAGATCGCCGCCAACGCCTTATTCGGCTTATACACGTTCACATCAGCCAAAAAATGATCATTAGCCATTCGTTGACTCCAGTTGGAACACCTTGACCCCCCAGTCGTAACCGAAATCGGCATCCCACAGAGCACGGCCAGAAACCCGATACTTTTCGCCGTTGGCCCGCTTTATGCGGTCCCTGGCCTGCAAATCCGCATCCGCAGCCACGTAGAACTGCGGACTGATAGCGGCAGACTCGGCGCGGGTTTCGGATGCTGTGCTGTATCGACCCGTAGACCGGGACCCACTACCCCAGCTGAAGACCCCTTTAACTGGGTTTACAGCAGTCTTGTCGGTTTTTCCGGCCGTATCTGTCGCTCCACGCTCCACGGACACCTGTTCGGCGTCCACGCCCATGGCTTCCCAAAACGGTGTCATTCGAACGGGTCACCTTCCCAGCAATCCGTTTCGTCCCACCAGCCCAGATCCCCGTATTCGAAGATCGTCCACGGCTGACCGTTCTTCCCTAACCGGACCTTCCCGGCCCAAGGACGCCCATACTCGCCGCGCGTAGTTGAGATAGTGCGCAACCCGCCATTGCGGGCCTGGGGCCGGAACCGGCGAAGAATCGCCATCTCCGCATCAGTGAAAAACCCGTCCGGAGGTGGCGCATACTGGACCTGCAAAGGCCCCATGGTCCGCGCAACAGCGCGATCGGGCGGCGCCAATAGATCACGACGTGACGCCGCCAACACAACACCCTTGACATCAAAAGGAACGTCCGCTGGGGCAGGCCACGCCTTACCGGCAATGACCTGCACCCACGAAGAAACGATTTCTAGGACAAGCTCGGCCTGCCCTAGATCCTCGTTTTCGAACGTCTTTTTCATCAGGGTTTGCAATTCGTCAACAGACGCCAAACCCGCCATCAGACTAAGCGACCGTCACATTCACGGTTGCGGTCTTTGCACCGCTAGGACCGGCGTAAGTGACAGTGATCGCCGAAGTACCAGCAGCCACAGCGGTAACCAGGCCACCATTCTCGTAGCCGGGACCAGGCGTAACGGTGGCCTTGGCCGGAGTGCCGGAAACGAAGGTGCAACGATCAGTGATCAGTGCACCGTTAGCGTCACGGACCTTCAGCTGCAACGTATCGCCAACAGCCAGAGAAACAGTGCCGCCACCAGCAGAAACCACTTCGATATTCCCAGTCATAGCCAGACGCAGCTTCACGGCACGCACGAAGCCCTGATCCGGGTCCTCGATGATGTTGTAGCCCGCGTAGGTGTCCAGCACGTAGCGGTCATTCAGGCCGCTGTAGTTGTAGTCGGCCAGGAAACGCAGCGCAATGCCGTCAACCGAAGCCGAATCACCATAAGCAGCACCACGAGGCACCAGCGGCGCAACATACGCCACCAGGAACGCGGTCGGATGGAACACATACGCCGAATCCTGAGCAAGCCACTGCGACTCAAACACGTTCATACCCGACACGCGAGATACCCACGCCTCACGCAGAGCCGAGTTCGCAGAGTCACCCGAGATATCGGCATGACGGAACTGAGGATCATTACGCAGCGCAGTAGCAACAGCAGAACCCACAACCAGCACACGGCCAGGACGCGGCACATTGGTCTCACCAAGACGCTGAGTAGCGGTAGAGAATGCCTTAAACGTGTCGGTCGGATCGATAGTGATGACTTCCTGGTAAGGAGCCGTCTCGATCAGATTGGCGACGTTCGCCTCGTTCTTCTCGGCAATAGACTGAACAGCCGGGTAAAGGATCTGACGCGACCAATCCTTGATATCCAAGGTCAGCTGCTCATCCTTCATGGCGAGCGCCTGGTAAAGATGCTGATCGATCTTCACCGGAATCGGGTATTCGGTGTACTCGTCCTCAATCAGAGTTCGGTTCGCATCGCGAAGCAAACGCTGATTCGCCTTCATGATTCCCGGCACACGGATGGTGATGGTGTCGCCTCGACGGCCACTCCAGTCAGAAAGGCCATGGTCAGTGACCAGCGCGCCAAGAGTGCGCTCACGGCGCAGCAACTTAATACCGGCATCAACAATAATGTCGGACTTTAGAACTTCATGGTCAGCCACGAAGATTCCCCCTAATTAATTATCTCTATGAAATTGTGTTTTCAGATCTAGAAGAAGCTGAGACCACCACGTGGAATCGACTTCACGATGTCATCCGATGAAACCTCAGGCTCAGCATCAGTAGGTGTTGATAGCTTCAGCTTTTCCTTTGGAGCATTCACCGGAGGACCAGCCGGAGCGGATTTAACCGCTGGCAACCCATCCAGAAGTTCAGAAATATCAGCTCTAATAGCCGTCTCGTCATCCCCCTGCACGCGAGCACGCAACTTAGCGGGAAGGCCCAACTCATCACCAATATCGCGAACCAAGTCTTCCCGGTCACGCTTAGCAATAGTCGCCTGCAAATCCGCTAAATCTTTTTCGGCCTTCTCGTATCGGCGGGTAGCCTTCTCAACGTCAGAACCCTTTTCCGCCTCCAGGTCGTCATACTTCGATGCACGATCCTTGAGTTCGTCGTAGTCCTTGTACTTGTTTTCCACCCTGCGGATACGGTCAGCGATAATCCGATCAAGATCCTCTTGCGATTGCGGCGCAACATATTCCTTGACAGGCTTCTTCGGCTCATCTTTAGGGGCCTCAACCTTGGGCTCATTCGGCGTGCCGAATGCCTCTTCAAGGATCTGGTTTACGTCGTCGCTGCTGCCAGAAAGATTGATGACAGGCTCGTTTTCTACATTCATTACTGTTTTGAACTTCTTTCAAAATGACCAGACATAAATCGCGTGTCTGTCCGCGCCTAGAAAGAATCTAGTTTCGAATTAACCTTGCTCCAGCAGCGCCATGGTGCGCTCCCAGAAAACAATTTGAGGGGAATCTTCCCTCAGCCCGCGATTCAACAAAAGAATGTCGCGGTTACGGCGAGACACCTCGATAGCATTGCGGCGCTCATCCAAACTCAACACCTCACCCAGTTTGTAGGGTGGAGGTGGTACATAAAACCTGCGGTAAGCCTGAATCGCAGTTTCGCCAGACTTCCGAGTATTTTGGGCATCAACCCACATGTTGTAAAAGTATTTAGCCCGATCATCCAGCCCATCAGCTAAAGAAAAAACGGGCCTCAAAGAGCATTTGCAGTGATCGTGTACCTTCGCGGTACCATCACCCTCGAAACGCTTATTCGATGCCTTAAACGAGTCTTTAGACAGGTAGAAAGCACCCCTAGACGCCAACATTGCGCAGAAATAGCAAGGATTGGAGTCCGTGAAGCGTGCGTAGCCGACAGCCTTGCGGCGCGACTTACGTTCCGGCCCCAGTCGCAGCACCTGAGCCTGAACCATCTCCCGGCCACCATCCAACGCCCGCGTCTGGGCTGCGCCACTTGACGCTTTCTGCGCTTTGGCCATCACATCGGCCTGCGGGGCGGGCATCTGCTTCTTCACATTCACAGGGCCAGTGACCGTCAAGGCTGTCGCAACATCCCGCGCCGGAAACTCAACCTTCAAGTCGGGTATCGGCGGGCCGTCCGGTTCCACGGACCATAAAGACGCCTGAACAAACTCACCAGCAGCGGCAGCGGACTCATCCCAGCCCCGCTGCACTTGCAACATCGCCCCGTGAAGCCACGACTCCGTGGTCTCCGTAAGACGGTCAAACACCAAATTCGGCCACAGCAGCAGCATTCCCGCCGCCACCTTCGCCGCAATCGACTCCTGCTCACGCTGATGCTGCACCGCATACCACGCGGCAAGCTCCGGGATAGGTGTAAGACGGTCCTGATTAGACGGCTGAGTCACAAACCCTAGATCGACGGGCGAGAGCTAGGGTCATTACCCGGAACCCCGCCAGCGGCCGGTGCAGGCCCAGTTTTGCCGCCGACATAATTGCCTTCAGGATCAATCTGCGGGCCACCCGGCCCCCAATACCGAAGAAACTCCGAAGCCTCATCGTCATCCATCAGATGCTTCAACATTGCTTCCACATCAGACTGCGGGAACAACTTCAACCACAGGAACGGCTTCGGCACGCCAAGCATCGATGCCATCTTCCCGTAAGCATCCGCAGCAGCAGCCAACGAACGTGCAGAAGTGTCCTGCCACGTCACAGACGCAGTGAAATCAGACGCGCCATCAGCATCACCCTCAATATGGGCAGCCAACCTCATCAACTGGTTATGGGCGTCACCGAACATCATCTTGCGTTCAAACAACTTCTGAGTCATCGGCCAGTTAGCGGCAGCCAACGTATCCGCATTAACATTCGACAACTTGCCGAACAAATATGCCGGAAGCTGCGCGGCAGCCGCGAAATCCTCAACATCCTGCTCATGTGCGCTAATGAATCCGGCCAGATCTGTTTCGTCTAGCGTGCCGAATTGCGCTTTGTCGCTGGAAGACGCCAAAACTGTGTCGTGCTCAATAACCATAAGCACTTCGTCCTCATTAGCCGGAGGCTCATTCGGGTCATCAGATGCCAATAGGTCATCGATACCCGTAGCGGTCTTGACCTTCCACGAGTTATAGTGCTGCGCCAACAGACGATCAAAAGTCGTCTTATCGCCACGAGAAGCCACCGAAACAATGGCCTCAACCTCACCCATCGTGTAACCATCCAAATCCGCCACATTCAAATAGCGGACAAACGGCACCTTCCCAACCCCATGCTCAACAGGATCAACAAACTGGATATCATTCGAATTATCAAAAGGCAGCGGCAACTCGTAATAAACGTTCTCGTCATAGAAACGAACACCACGCTTATTCGGCAGCAGCTCAAGGGCATACTTCGGATACATGTCCCGAACCGCATCCTCATACAGGCACAACGCGTCCATCGGCGAAAACCCGGCTAAAACAGCCTGATCAGAACCGTCCAACGCTGTCCCCGGCAAAGCCCGCGCATACGCATACCCATACGTCAACGCCGCCCGATGAATACCGATCTGATGCCGCTGAAAACCATTCGCCATCCACGTACGCCAAGGCCCAGGAACATTAACCCGCTCCCCCTCAGCCCGATACCCGTCAACAAACAAACACTGCGCCAACGAATCAACAGCCAATTTCACCAACGGAGTCTTGGCCAGCTTCAAAAGCGCGCGCTTCTCAGCATTCGCCTTACGAACCAACAGATAATCAGGCTGCGCGCCACGCGCCCACTTCTGCAATTTACCCAACTGCGAGCGGATACCAATTAGATGCGGGTAAACAATCTCGGTAACATACTCTTTAACATCACGAGGACCCACCTGTGATGGTAATTCAACTACGGCCAACCCCCAGCATCCTCCCCCGCTTCTTCTTGTTGATGGTCTGATCAACAGACTCCAACGTCAAAAGCCTATTAGCGTACGAACACGCCACAATTCCAGTAATATCCACAGCAGAGTTCTTGCGCAGCCACCCCCAGCCGCCAGACTTCTCTTCATCGCCGCCAATTTGGTATTTAGCGGCACCAGCAAGCCCGTCAAACAGGAATTGGTCCACCAAATGCGACAATTTCCCGCCAACAATGTCGTCCTCAAACTGGCCCGTCGAATTCGCGATCTCCTTAGACCCGAAATAGGTCACCTTGAACCCGATTTGTTCCAATTCCGGACCGAAATCCCCGGCACGGCCCCCAGCCTGCACCGCAACAGCCTTAGGTGGGCTAGACGAAGCCCTCAACCGCTGAAAAAGCGGGAGAATGCCCTTCGTTGACCCCGACTCGCACGCCACGACCTCAACATGGTGGCGCCCATCAGGACGCATCCCAGCAATAACCGCAGACCAAGACGACCGATCAGGTGCAACATCAAGCGCAGCAACAGTCCAATCGACCGGAATCTCCGGCGCCACACCCTCGGCAACATCAGGCTCCCCACACGCATCCCACGCATCCAGATCAATCACCGAATTCATGCGCGGGTCGTCCCACATACCCATGTGCTCACGAGCGAACTCGCGAAGATCCATCATCGAGAAATCGGCTTCAAGGTTCTCTAACGAACAGAACGCCGCACCCAATGAAGGCTTCGCGACCGGCCACAGCTTCCGGTTAGTCGGATCAGACCCCTCGGGTAGCGACCATTCCTTGAAAAGCATCCGCAAATCCGCGCCCGAAATGCCCAAATCCCGCATACGGGACAACACCTCAGAGTCTTCAGTGCCAGCCGACGAGATGAGCCATGTTTGCGGGTTACGCGACGCTGACTGCGTGGGCAGCAACGCGCCCATCTCCCCATCAGTCAGCGCATACGCCTCGTCACCCACCACCAAGTCGATCTCGGTGAACCCGCGCCCAGAATCCTTGTTACGAGAGATATAGCGGACAAACCCGCCCTCATCCCCCGGCTTCCCGCCAGGATCGCCACGCTTAAGAGGCAGACGACGAATCGATACTTCCTCGCCACCGTTCTTCGGCTTATCAAGAAGTGCCGCAATATCGGGGATGGCATACAGCCGGTTCCGCAGCGACAACCACGCCTGAGAGTTCGTCTTGGCCTGCTGGCTGGTGTGGAAAATCCGCTCATTGAGCAGGATCAGTCCGGTGCCTTCACGGGCCTCAACCAGCTCAGTTTTTCCTTGCTGCCTGGTAATGACAAGCAAAACCATGCGAGCCAACCAGCGGTCCACATCATTCTTGTGGAATGAGCGCCTGAACGTATCTTCCTGCCAATCCAGCAGGTCGTAGCCAAGTAGACAAGCAACGTCATAGGCGTCATCCGCCAGCGACGTGAAATAGGTCGGGAAATGGGTTTCCGGGTAATGGAAGAGGCGTGGAGTCTGGCAGCCAATCAGGCCGGAATCCAACGCCAACGTCACCCCGCGTCACGCTCCCGGCGCTTAGCGGCCAACTGATCAAAGAACCCTTTACCGCCGCCACCCTCGGCGGGCAAATCGGCCACACCCAACTTCGTCAAAATGTTCTGCAACGCAGTCACCTGCTGCCGGAACTCCGAAATCGTCGGATGAATACACTCCGTACCCAAATGATTCTCAGAAACAACCCGATTCTTAGGCGTCTCCGCACTCAAATTGTCCAAATTATCGGCGATACGGCACGCATTAAGCAGCAGGATCTTATTCGCAGCAGTCAAAGCACGCCCAGCACTCACATCAGCCCACAATGCCGCCCCGGCAAGACCCAAACCCTCAGGAATATCAGCCATCAGTCCCCCCTCCGGCACCAAAAACAATCTAGAAAGACAACACCGCACCCCGCGTACACGGCAGCAGACATTCCAACGTCCGCTCATCAGTAACCCCATCGAGGCACAAAAGATCAGCAACAAAACCACGAGATGAGTGCGGAGTCGCACTCAGAAACGTGACAACGCCACCCGACTCAAAAACAACCCGCATATCCCCAAACGAGCGAGTGACCTTCTTAACCGCCCAATACCCGCGACTCTCAAAAGCCTCCAACGCTTCACGCGCCCGCTCCCAGCTTTTACACGCATAAAGCACCCGGCCACCACCGACAGCCTCAAGCGCGGCATGATCCAACGCCGATTCCCTCACAACACCCCCAGTGATGAATAAAGTTCCTGAACTTATTGTTTATCAGGCCAGCGGACGGTCATCGTCAGACCTGCGTCCTCAAGCCCCACAGTTTCCATGAATTCGTTAATACTCATTGTTCGGAACTCGTTCGGGTTGCCTTCGTAATAGATCAGCCAATGCGAACGACTGACCCAATCAAGCGGCTCATTCATTCAAACCGCTCCCGCCCATCCAAAGAATGATGAGTCACCACCCAGCCACACGAACCATCGTCGCGAACAACAGGCTCAATATCCGGGCCACAACAACAGTCATCACCCACATCTTCATGCTCAATCAAGTCATTGATTGGCAGCACATGAACAGTGCTCACCGGCTAGTCACAGTCGTCGGGTTACCTTCGCAATAAATCAGCCAAGGATGGCGTGCATTCGTTCCAAGAAAAGAGCCCGCCCACTCGTACCACTCCGGGTCCACCTCATCAAACTCATCAGACATCAACGAATCCCCCTGCACCAAACCATTCCGACGCGTCGAACGGATCAGATGGAAGAAGCTCCCAATCACGAGCCTGAATACGCGCCCGGATGTACCAGGCAAGCAATTCCCAGTCACTCATTGGATAAATCACGAAAACCTCCTGGAAAATGCTCGAAAACCGCAGGTCGCACCTTTCAATGCGCGATGAAACCTGCAAATAAGTGAAAAATATCGCCCAGGAAACCCCAGAGAGAGAGCGTCCGCTAGCAGTTGAAGGCGGTACCTGCATGTTTGCGAGGGGCACTCCCCAGGGGGTTGTGTTTGTGCAGGTCAGGGCATGTTTGTTGTCTCATGTTTGCTTGAGATGGTGATAGCTGGTGTGTGGTGTTTGTTCACTAGGTGTTGTGTGTGTTTGTGCAGGTGGCGGTGTGTGTTGGTGTGGGTGTGTGGCTAATAACGCTATAGATAGCTTGTATGTGTGTATGTGTGTGCGTATTCAATTAGCTGTGAATAGATAGTGTTGGGGTATTGTGGTGGTACCTGTGGTGTGGTTGTGTGGTGGGTGTTGATAGGAACCCAACAGATAGGACAATCGTCATGACCAGCTATACGACGCTTGAGAAGTACGACCACGCTATGCGTACCTATGGTGCATCCAATGTGGTGGCCGCTGTGTGTATTGAATATGGGGGTATGCGGTCTAGCCTCGCTGTTGGTAGCGCTGACCCGTTGGATGTACTAGCAGAACTGTATAGGCGGCACAATGTGACCCCTACTAAGAAAGACCCTATGCGGGGTAGGGCGCATACACCGTTCGGTTATAGCCGGGTGCAGGCCCGTTTTGTTGGGGTTACCCGATGAGCGCCATGTCGGAGATTGACGCGGAACTACGTGTCACAGGTGCCGCCTACGGTGAACAGGCCGCATATGAGCGGTACGTGGAGTATCTGGGTGTGCCCGAAGCTGAGGTGTGGGCATCCATATGGGGCGGATATGAGGCCACTAAGGAGGGGCTGTCTGTGCCTGTGGTGTGTGGGCGTGGGTGGCGCATACCTGTACTGGGTGTGTGGGTTACATGGGGGTGTTCCCGGTGATCACACGGACGGGGCATAAAAGGCTCCCAGATGGGCGTGTGGCGCGTTTAGATGTGGAATGCGGGTGTTGGGTAGGCCGGTTGTTCGCGCCTGGTTGCGTGTGTGTTCTAGCCGCTGTGCGGGGTGAGCATGATGCGGTTGAAAAGATTTTCGATTCATGGGGTTGACATAGGGGTATCGTAGCGGTACCGTTAGTTATCGGCTTAGGGAAGGGACATAGACCAATGAAAACAGGAGATCTCGTTACATTCGGTGAAGCAGACCTACACGCCACCATCACTCAGATAAGCCAGAGCGGACGCTACGCCAGCCTGTCTGGAACCGATGAGTTCGGCGAGCCCTTCATCCTTTGTAGCGTTCCCGTGCGGATGCTGACACCGAATCGCTAGCCAACTACCGATAAGGAACTAGACCAATGAGCACCTACTACGAAGCAATCACCGAAAGCGGTGCCGTCCAATTCCATGTATGGGTGCAAGACGAGGACGGAATAGGGCCGGTAGCGCTACCCACAGAAGAAGCGGCACGCGGGTTCATCCAATCGCTCGCAGACAACCCAAGCATGGGCACAGTCGTAGACGCGCCAAAAGACTACCTATAGGGGAGATGGAGACATGAGAAAAGAAGATCGGATCACCCTGCGGGCAGCGTTAGCGCGGGTGCCAGACCTACAGGCGATTGTTCAACGTGGATCAGATTGGCGACTGTGGGACACGAGTCGTATCGCGGCGGCAATGCCCTATGCGGGTGACCAATCAGAAGCAATGCGGCGCCACCTAGCCGCTACGCAAGAGACGAGATAGAGACATGAAAACTCGTGATTCGCTCACAGTCCCACCGCGTTCACAGCAGCTCGGTCCGCATTGCATCTGCGAGTCCCACATATGCGCCCCCGGTTGCGACTGCGGACATTCTGGGCAGTTTCACCGGTTCACAAATCACCAGATCACCACTTATTCGCCCGACTGCATGCACCACGGGTACATGTTCCGAACGAACATTGCCGCTGATCTGCGCTACTGCGACTAACTGCTCTCTAGCCACTACACACAAGTAAGGAATGAACTGATGAGTGAGCAATACTACTGCACCTACTGCGACTACTACAGCCGCAAAGTAGATGGCACACGCGATCCCGAGATGGCGGTATTCATCGGAACTAAGGCGCAAGTTGTGGCTCACGCGAACTCGCACCCTATCGGATCGCCAACCGATATGGCCGAACTGCTCTCACTGCGCGCCCCGTACGAGTCCTAATCCCCTACTACATACCAAGGATAGAAACAATGGCTAAGTTTTGGATCGAAGCAACCGATGAGAGCGGCGATAATTGGGCCGCCCGCTGGCAGAACATCACCGACAAGCAAGCCGACAATATAACCCGATACATAGAATCAATCATCGGCAGACCAGACACAATCGCCTAACCCATACCAACTAATAGAGAGGCTAGAACAATGACCGAACGTGACAAGCAACTACTTATCGACCAGATGAGGGCCACGGATCAAACCATCAAGGACTACGCGGCCGCATTGGGTGGCGATGAAGAAGCTACAGCGCGCTTAGCTGAGGATTACGGGGTTCCCGTAGACGAGTACGACGTTAACGATGCCATCGGAGAATGGCCGTTGGAAGTGGTGGACGAACGCGGTAGGGACTTCGCGGTAGTACTCACCATTGGTGGCCCACACATCGAGATTACGGCCAGTGGTGGGAGTAACCCGACGCTAGAGGGGTATTGGGGTGCCGATCGGTGGTCTATGGGTAGCGCCGACCATTTGACCACGATTCTCGACTACTTCATTGACCGCGACTGATCTACTCACAATAATCGACCTAGAGGGTCAATGATGACCGGGCGTGAACGCAAGGAGTACAAGCTATACGTTGACTTCACATACACAGAACCCATAGACGTCTGGGCTATCGGGGACGCGCTAGAGAAGATCAAGGGTTTAAAGGTGCAGACGGTGGATGTTGAGGAATTTTATGACTGGTCGTGAACGTATAGAACAGGCGCCCGAAGCTATCGGACTGAACCTAAACCCGGTACGCAAGTACATAAAAGAAACACATAGGCAACTAGTCGCCTACCTACAGCAACACAAGGAAAGCTGAAATGAGAATCGACATAAACGAGAATGTGCAGCTCACTACGTCACATGACGAAATAGAGCTTAGGTTCTTTGGCAAGCAATGCACATCATGGCTGGCGCTCACAATTGAAGACGCCGAAAAGGTGCTACAGGGGCTACCCAAGCTTATAGAGACAGCCAAGGCTGTTCGGGCGGAAACACTGTCCTAATGATCACCACGCTACTAGCACTAGCCATCTACACAGCACCATGCGAACAGTTCAACGTCTGCCAATACCAACCCGGATACAACGGGCCACTACAACCCACATGGGAAGTACCCCCATACACCAACAGCGGACCCGCCATCGCATGCAACCCAACAAACAACCGCTGCGAATACTGGGCTATCCCGTAGCCACAACAGCCACATACCAAAACACCCGATTACCGAGCTACTTTGCAAATGGATTAATACGCCAAGCTGGGAGAATTAGAGATGCGAATCCTGCATCGAACCGAAAAAGTACAGCAAGGAAAAAACCCAGCCCGCGCCCTATGGCAGAAAACCCGCTACTACACCGGCCAAAAAGGATGGGTCATCCAAAACCCAGACGGCCACTACTGGGGAGGACCCTGCTTCGATGAAGAATGGTGGCCAACCCTCGACCGCACACTCCCCAACGGCATCACAGTCAGCCAAGTAGCCGTGTTCACAACAAAAAACCAGGCCGAACTAGCATGGATAGAAACATGGGGCCAATGGTACGAGGGATTAACCATCCTCAACACCCGCACCATAACGTCACAGTGACATCAACAATGCACAGCTTTAAATTGGCTAGCTGGGAGTATTTGAGCATATGAATGAGCCCGCGTTGGAAAACCTCGCCGAAACCACCGAACGACTCCGGCTAGACATACTCACCTACTACGCCGAAATACGGGCACTCAACAACGCCGGATACGGATACAAACGTTTAGAAAACGCCACACACATACCACGCCCAACCCTACAACGCATCGTGGCAGGCGAAAACCCGAGACTCAACCCCGAACTATAACCCGGCACCGAATATGATCTAGAAACACGTCCACGCGCCAGGAATCGGACCCGGATCTGCGGTGCCACAAACCGCCGCTCTACCATTGAGCTACGCAGGGCTACACAACGTTAACGGCTCCGCTCTACCAATTGAGACGTATACGACGATCGCACCAGTAACTTTCGCGCGAACTAAGCACCAGCTCCCAACGTGCACGCCAGGCAACAATCGCAGGTGGACTCGAACCACCAACCAAGCCTTGCTGACCTACCTGGACTCGAACCAGGAACCCGCGCATTAACAGTGCGCTGCTCTACCAAATTGAGCTATAGATCAATGGTGGACAGTAGCCGAAGATCCCTGCAAGGATCTACTCGCGGGTCCATTCGGCCCCACTCAACGGCATCTTCACCGGAAGGATTGCAGTCCTATCCATTGGCGCCGGTCACTGCCCCGACCGGGAGTTATTTTCGGGTTTCTTCACCACCCTTGGCGGTGTCACCCCAACCACGTACACGTCATGTCGTGGCCGTAGCGCGGAGCGTATACCAATGCCGTCCCATGGGGACCGACATCACTCCACTTCCCCGTGTCTATTTCAACGGGGCGCGTCTTTACTGGCCCTCAATACAGGCTCAAACCTCTGCTGAGCGGCCTGACGAGACGTACCCAACCCAACCGCAATCACAGTCCACGAATCTCCCGCAGCCCGCGCAGCAGCCACAGCCGCATACAACTCATTATCGGCAGCCTCAACCTGCTTCACAGCCGCAATAATCCGACGCATATGCCTAGCATCCCGCGCCGGATGAGTCTTCGGATCAACCTGATCCAACCCAGTCAAATCATCATGTGCAACAGTCATCAGTATCACCTCAAATAGTCATAGTATTTAGGGCGAAGACGATCAGCGTGAATAATCCGGGCCGGAACATCAACAGGAACCGCCACCAACTCCAGCAGCATCCCATCACGCGCCGGTCCAATCACCAACAACCGCTCTTCACCATGGTATTCGTACTCAACAACACGGAGCGCATTCTCGTAGGCATGGAATATCCTCATCAGATATTCCATGCTTCCTAGCCGAATCCCTTAGCTCCATGCAATGAATGCTACACCCAAACACAACAACCGTCAAGGCACCTTGCATAGCGGTTTATTGGATTAGCCTCTCCACATAATCCCGGTAAGCCCACGAACCAAACCAACGCACAAGACTGTCACGATGAGAAACAACAAACTCGGCTTCCCAATCATCAATATCGGTCATCATCACACCAACAATCAATAACCGCATCAAGCGTCGAATAATCAGCGGACACGTGCGAACCGAAGCCCTCTACAGCCGGATACTTCTCAAACCAGAAGTCAACCCCAGTTTCACGGTTAGGCATAACAACGCTCTATCCAATAAGCCTGGTGACTACACTCAAGATCAATTTTGTGTTGCAGATGATCCCAGATATGCATGTAAGTCTTGCGCCACATTTTGAAGTCCATGAGGACCGCTTCCCAACCCTCAACGAACACAAATTCGACGCTCACGAGTTATCCCACTCCACCACATCAGCATCCTCAGACACCACACGCCACCCACGATGCCCATAAGCAAACAGATGAACCTGCAACATCCACTTCAACGAATAGACACGCCGATTCTTCTCCGGACACTCAACACACTGAAACTGCTCAGCAACCTTCACATAATCAGCACAAGACGCCATCAGTGCCCTCCCGTAAAACCCTGAAGTCGTGTCTCAATACCCGTGCCAACTCATAACTGTTCATCAGTTCCGTGTCCCAGCTATCAGTCACGGCCCAGCCGTTGTACTTTTGCACACGAACAGCCACCACAGTCCCCGAGCATAGGATGGTGCCCACCGGATAATTCAACAGCAGTCTTATGCAATCACTACAGGAACCAGTCACGGGATGTCCTAAACTTCTTCTCACGCGGCGACTCCGCGCCATACTTGTTAACCTGCTTATTGCACCGCAAATGCATAGCCTCAATATTTGAGTCGTCATACAACAACGGCGAATCAGGCGGCAACTGATCAACAGGAATCTTATGGTTAGCAGACCACGACCAAGGATTAGGCTTACGCGAATGGCTACCCTTACACCCCGGATCACCACAATAAAACGGAATCTCGCGCGCCCGCTCAACAGAGTATCCAGAAGTATCCACAAACCGGCAAATAGACTTCAAACTCAAATCCACAGCCTCGTGGCAGTGCACACAAATCTGCGACTTACGTTTAGCCCGCTGCCGCGCCTTCTGATACAGGCGATCTACCTTAGCCGCATTCTCCCCGGCCTTCTGCCGTACATTCCCACTCACTCGGTGTCAGGCGGACCAAATATCCCGCGTATGAACGATGTAGCCGCAGCATCCACATCGGCCTGCCAAGCCTCAAGCAGCGCAACACGCTCCTCTAGCGTCTTCTCATCCATTAGCTAACTCCAATAGTTTTGACTGCACCCAATCATGAGTACACACACCAGCAGCCTCAGCCTTACTCACAAGCTTCAACATTTTCGACTGCGGCAACGTCACAAGAATCTGCCTATCCGGGTCAGGCGGTGCCTTAATTGAACCCCGAGCAGCCATCAGGCCGACCTCAACTCGGTAGTCGCCAAACGCTTAGAACCCTTAGACCAACCCCGACACGACTTATCATTACACTGATACTGCTGAAACTTCCCAGCCCCCGTGTAATGGAAACCATCACGATGCATATCAGTCCTGCCACACTTAGAACAATGCGGCAATCCATCATCATGGTAAATACCCATATTGATGTTCGACCACGGCAACCAACGCTCCAACAAACGCCCAGTCAAAACAGTGTCATGCTCGCAATACTCGCGCATAACCTTCTGCGCAGCACGCCGCTCAGCACGAACACCATAACGAATATCATGCCAAAGATCAGTACCACCATGAGGAGTCTTCCGATCCCCCAAAAAGATCCGCGCAGACCAATCCAGCTTCATCGACAACAAACCCTGCTTGAACTGCTTCTTAGTCACCTTCACCAAGTCAAGACTCTTATACGGCGACGGCGGACCTAAACGAAGACGCTCAAACTCGGCATTAAACCACTGCAAATCAAAACGGTCACCGTTGTAGGTGACAACAATATCGGCCTCATTCAACAGCTTCCACGCCGCATTAATCATCCGGTCGTAAGCGTCATCGTCGTCATCATCCCAAGCCATATGGAACAACACACGCTCATCACCACGCCACTGAGCCGCGAAACACAGAATTCGAGAAGGTTTAATCACCCGATCAATATGCGTGAAGGTTGACCACAAACTGAACGTTTCAACGATAGCCCGCTGCGTTTCAATGTCTACAGTCAGGATCTTAGGGCCGCTATCCAAGTGGACCACCGCTTGTATAGAGGCGGCCATTAATAAAGTAACCACCAGAGCCACCCGCCGTACCCCGAACGTCGATACTAGCTTTCTTAGCGCGCTCTACCAGATCCCTACGAGTCTCCAAATCAACCCCAAAAGCATCTTGCACGGCAGACAGACGCTCAATCTCGGCATCAATGAACACCTTAGATTTTTCCAAATCCTCAACGCGCTCACGCACCGTCTTACCCTTATTCTTACCGTCCATACGAGTAGCACGCACCACATACTGCGTGGCCTGCGCACCGCACCCCGACAAATGCCGAGTAATGTCGATAAGCTGGTTACCGCCAAACTGATAATGTTCAGGTGAAGTAGCATCAGCCACGGAAAAAACCTTTCAACAAAGAACCCAGCCACCCAATACCGTGTATCGGATCAACCCACCAGGGCAGCCAACCATTCAAATGAAACGCAACAACAAGCGGAACTATCCGCGCCAAAATGGGATGGATTATCAGATACCTTCTCCAGGCATCAGTCATGAGTTCATGCCCAGACGCCTCATACAAGGCAATCCCAGCGGCCAGAGCCGCCCAGGCGGCATCACCAGTTGTCATGCCGACCCCTACTCAAGTAGACGGCAGCCAGCAAGGGAGCGCGCGAGAAGAACCCCTACAACTCTGACTGCCCGGTGCTCAGAACCCCGAGGGGAGCACCAAACCTAATCAAGACCACAAACCCCGCATAATGTCCACAAAATCGTGCCGATTAAAGCACCTCGGGTAAATCCACTATCGGTGGAACACCATCAACACAAGCCCGACAAATACGATGCCGACCAGCACCCCAACACTCAGCCCCATCCAAAGCATGACCCCTCGAACACACCTCAGAACGAACAACCACAGGCTCCGGGACACCCCACAACAAATTCTCGGCCCGATTATCTAAACGGTCTCCATTAACCCACACAGGGAAGCCCCCATCGGGGCGTGGACCGCAGAAAGTCACCAACATAAGCAAATGCACCTGCCTCGGCCTATCACGGATCTGGACACGTTTCAGGCCCGAACCATCCACCCACTGTTTCAGGATGCGGCGCCGAGAACGAATCAACCCGGAAGCTGAAGCACGGTAACCGGGGACACCAGAAATATCACGGAACTCGTCATTCGGATACACGTCTCCCCCACTAATGCTAGTTTATACTACGACTATTTGAACTAGTTGTGTTTTTGTGCCTCAACCAGCACATCCCCGAGACGGAAATACTTCCGCGAACCACGCTTCTCCCCCACAAATGCGCCCGCCCGCTCCCAATTACGAACATCAAACGGTGAAACCTTTGTCGTCCCCCATTTAGCGGCGATATATTCACACACCTCGCGGGCAGTAAACAACTGATCGACATCGATAATGTCGTCATCAGTGATCCATTCCTGCCCGTACTGGAACATGCGTTCATCTACGGTCAGGCAGCGGGTAGGAAATTCCTCCAGGAGGGCACTGCGGTAGTAGTGGAGAATGCGGCGCAGGCGGTCAGTTTCGGTGTCCTCGGGCCAGGGCCACACCCCCGTCACAGGCCGTGATACTTCGTCAGTTCCTCGCGGATAACCCGCTCAGCATGACGGATCGCCGAATTATAGGCGTGAGTATGCGTCTGGTTCTTGCCCCACGGCTTCGGTACGGGACCGCTCAACCGTTTCAGCGCCCGCTCAGCCGCGTTCTCCTCAACATCGTCTGCGTTCGCAAAAGTTGACGTAAGAACACCGATATCCGAGCCGAACTTTTTGAAGATCAGATCCACGATCTTATTGCTCAACCGTTCCAGCTTCTTACGATCCTTACCATAAAGCCAGAACTGGTGAGCCAGCACGCTATCGGGTTCGCTCATCCTTCTGTCCCCTTCATTACCCGGTAATTGTTGATAGACTGCAACACCTCACGCAAAACAAACTCAGGATCAAACTCCACCTTGCGTTTCAACGCTGCACGATCAAGGAACACGCCGAGCTTATTGGCGGCTCGGCGCATCTCCTCGACATCCAAATGCAGATACTCATCCACGGCGATTAGTACTCGTCTAATTCCATCGTATGGGGATAGTCGTCATCATCCCAAAACACCTCATCAAACTCATCCATCAACAAACGCCCCCACTAGTAGTAGTCGTACTCGTCGCAATCACACAGACACCCAGACCTCGGGTCGTAGACTTTCTCCCAACCCTTAATATGTTGACCATTCTCCAAGTTGTAGACCGTCTCAGATACACCATCACCCTGGACAAGCCATCGGCCCCCACCCAGCGAGAATGCATACAGCACCGGACTGTTAGAAAACGTTGACCCCGAACCCTTACGCACAACCCCGAGCGGGTCGCCCTCACGGAACCTAGAGATCGCAGCCTCAATTTTCCGGAGAGTCGCATCCCCACCATCATCCAAGATAGCTTTCAAAGCGGCCACACGTTCCCCAGAAGACCACAAATCCTGGTCAGCCATTCCGGGACCTCCGCTTCTCTGCCTGATAAAAGTCGCGTAGCTCGCGAATTAGTTCCTCGCGCCCATCCCATAGGCGCACATTCGTGACTGTAGATCGGATGCTATTGATTGACTCCGCCAGACTCGTGGGCGAGGAGTCGAAATCCGCCGCAGAGCGCACGTCCTCCCACGGCCCATAACACGAGCATCCGCAGTCCGTTTCAACATGGAACTTCCCAGTGGACGGGTTATAGAACACGCCACATGTCCACCAGCTGTAATCCCAATCCCCGACTTCCGCAACAAGCACGCATCCATCGGAAAGCGTAAGACGGTCACTCATCGCCGCGGATTCCCCTGATAATTCTGCCGATTAGCCGAGTCATCCCCCGCGACATTGGCAATGTCACGACCCGTAATATTTATGCCCGGGAGCACACGTTCCCATTGCCGCTTCTGAATCTCCAACGCCTCATTAAGCGTCTTTCGGATATCGTTCAGGATTCCCAGCACATCCTGCTCAAACCCCGTTTTATAATAGTCACTCATCGTCCGCCCTCCGACGATCCCACGGAAACACCTCAACAGAATCAGGTACCACCCCGTATTGCCCAGCCTCAACCTGATCACTCAACAGTTGATAGCGCTCCGGAACACCCAACGGCTCATTGTTCCGCACACTCAACAACTCAACCGCTGTCGCAGGTCTACCCAACTCTTTACGGCGCCGAAACAAACCCCGATACCAATTCAACAACTCACCCAAATAAAACAGCATTACACGCCCCCGTTAAGTACCTCTAACGCTTCCTCCGGCCAGTACGTCCCTGCGTCCCAGCCCGACTCGTCAGCCCAGGTCCAACAATCCAAGACATCCCCATCAATTTTCAACTCGGGAGTAGCCCATGTAGAAGCGAGATACGTGTAAGTATCATCGATAGGCACAGGGGCGCCATCATCGTAGATAAGCCCTCCCGTGTATTCCCAATCCATAGCTAACCCAGCAGACGCATACTCAGGCTTCGCATCACGAATAATCTCCGCTGCACGCACCCAATCGAAAACACGAATACGATTACCGCGCGAAGCCTCACCACGCGCGAAAGCACTCAAAGAATCCATTTACCCAATCCGATCTATAAACCCAATAGTCAGCGCCTCATCCGGTGTAAGCCACAAATCCCGGCGCCGATACAACTCCCGGAACTCCTCAACAGACAACCCCGCGCGCTCCGCAAAAATCGGGTCAGAGAACCTTTCCTCAACCTCCAAAGCACGCAACGCATCCTCCAAAGCAGACTTACGCCCGAACCCCGGATTCATAGCCGACTCATGGATCATCAACACCGACCCCCGCCCCATCACACGATGATCAGCAGCCTGCAACAACACAGACGCCATAGACGCCGCGATACCCCGAACCCGGATAGTTATCTCATGCGATCCGCCGCCCCGTATCGACCAATCCACCAGATAATCGAACAGGCGACACCCATCCCACACCGAGCCACCCTGCGATGTCAGCTCAATATTGAACGGACACTCAGGGGCCTGCCGATCCCAATACTTCAACTGTGCCAAACAATCAGTCACAGAATCGTGATCGACATCCCCGGCGAAGTGGTATTCGCAGTACTCATCACTATCAAGTGAAAGCTGCGTAGCCCGAGCGATCAACGCGTATTCCAAATCGAGCAGATCAGCTTCGGCGTTCGCCTTCCGCGCCTGAGCTTCCTTCAGCTCACGATCCGCCGCATTCTCAGAGACAACGATATCGTCTAAAAGCTGCTTTTCTTTACGCCCAATGCCCATTCAGGCCACACTCTCTAGATCGACCTCGCCCTTATCGAGCAGCTTCGTCTCATGCTCAAAGAACAATGGCGACTTCGCCTTGTAGATGCGGGGAACCTGCCCCTCAATACGCAAACAGAAGCCCTCATCGACAGACTTCGGGTTTGATAGCGGCACTGCATCCGGGTAGCCAACAGTGGAATAATTCACGTCCAGCAATTCCGTGAACTCATACAAGTACTGGTCATCGTCCAAGCCCATTGGCGAGTAAATAGTCTGAATATCCAGTGTCGGTACAGTCTTGACCCCGATAGCGGCACAGAACTGCTCCACACCCTCCCATGACAAATCAGCGATAACACCTTGGCCGTTCACTGTCGCGACCCGGTACACGTACAGCTCCCGCTCGCCAGGCTTCAAGTCGTAGGTGTAGCCGTGCATGATCGGCTTCTCCGGCGACTCCCACCCGATCAACTCCCCGTACACGATGAAGTTCTCCGGGATCATTCCCTCAAGGCGCTTCGCGTACTCGGCCCAAATATCGGAGTCGTAGTAGTGGTTGTTGTCGTCGCGGCCCTTGATGGCCCTGCGAGACCCCGCCACATCCTCGTAAGCCGTTTCCGGGGTAGAGATACCCAGCCACTTGTTGACCACAACCCGCTCAATCCAGCCCTTATCGCGGGCGGCCGGAACCCGGCCAATACGGATAGAAGTGCCGTGCAACTTCTGCGTGACCACTACTCGCCGAGGGGCACGGAACACCTGCATGTTCCGGAACAGATGCTCCGTGTCCAGATGCATCGGGAACAGCTTTTGGTCCACGCGCTGCCGGATCTTCGGCTGCCCCGGCTTACCCTGAACACCCTTACCGGGGACCTCGTACTTTCGGACGACGGTTTCTCCATTAACGGTGTCGAACGTGTCCCCAACCTTCAGCGAGGACGTGTCCAGACCCGTGTAGGCCAGCGAGTCGAGCGGCATCAGCAGGGCGTTACTGACGTGGCCGCGCAGTTTAATCGCGCGCACACGCCGGTTCTGCTCCAGAAACCCGGTCGCCTCCGTCTTGTTGGACTCGGCCTTACGATTCAAATCGTTCTCGTGCGCGAACCGTTCACCGATCTGTGCCTCACTCACAAACAACAGCCGCAGATCCCCTGCCTCGATACCGCGAGTCGTGAGGGCCTGAAGGCCATAGATTGAAACCCCCACGAGGTTGTCCAAGCCCTGAAGGTCATGTGGTTCGCCCACCGCAATCACGGTGATTGCGTAGTTCTTATTGCCCAGTAGTTCAATCTTCGTCATCTTCTCCCCCAACCTTAATGACACGAACCTTCGCATCATCATCGAACTCAAAAACAATCATCGGATCAAACCCCGGGCTATCAGTTTGATCGAAACGAACAACTACCGGAATATTCGACTGCATGGAGCTGACGCGGACCGCTAGCTGCCAGTCCGCTTTACCGAATTCGGCAAGCACTTCGAACTGCGCCCGATCGTGACCAATATCTATGGTCACCAGGAACGTCGTCGCCTCATAGATGCAGTATTCTTCAGTGAATACCCCGGAGAATTCCACTAGATCATCCGAGTATCCCCCGATGGCAAGTTCAGCCACCTATTTCCCCCAACTGCCCTTTTCTATCGCAGAAGCCACACGCCCCGAATGTGGGCACTTAAACAACTCAGGCTTACCCTTAGGATCGACCATCAACCCGATAGGCTTACGGCACTCAGAACACCGAAACATTAGTCATCCCCCTCGTACGCAACTGTCCAACTCCAAACATCAGGGATAGGTGGCACCACTGGCGGCGCTTCTCCTGACGGATAAACCCAGTGCCATTCGCCTCCCCGCCTACGAACAGCCGACCCGTCTGGGTGCACACGTAGCTGATACTCCGGAAATGTGTTTCGATAGTCATCCATCGCATCAACAACACGCACAACCAGAGTTCTCCACGCAACACCGCCCTGATACTCGCCGTGCTTCTCGTAAAGATTTATGGCAATATTTGTAATATCGTCCGGAGTTAGATTAATAAGATTCTCAGCCATAGCAACCCTCGCTTAAAACGGTGCCGAATCGTCGGCGGCAGCCCAACTGTCATTAGCAGGCTTAGAACCACCCTTACCGGCCTTAGAAACCTTCGCCGTCGCATACCGCAAAGACGGGCCGATCTCATCAACCTCAACCTCAAACACCGAACGCTTCTCACCCTCACGAGTCTCAAACGAACGCTGCTTCAACCGGCCAGACAAAATCACCCGAGAACCCCGCACAAGAGACTCCGCAACATTCTCCGCAGCCTCTTTCCAAATATTGCAGCGAAGAAACAGCGGATCACCGTCCTTCCACTCCGAACTCTGACGATCAAAAGTTCTAGGCGTGGACGCGACCGTAAAGTTGGCGACCGCAGCACCAGACGGCGTGAACCGCAATTCCGGGTCCGCAGTCAAATTGCCGACGACCGTAATCATTGTATCGTTCAATTTAGTTCTCCGACATGCCCATATAGAAATCCACAGTCAATGCATCACAGATAGTGGTGGGGTCATACATGACCATCCACCGCATATCAACACCATTAATAGAGAGATATCCTCCAGGTTTATCGCCATGCACCGGCCTAGGTGCACGCGTAACAATCACTGGGGCGTCAGAGTTCAGGACAGTACAGTTGTAACTCTCCGACAGTGACGCCACTGCGGGAAGCAGTGCCCGCCGCACAAACTCAGATGGCCTCAATTCAAGCTGGTCGTTCCGCAATTCTAATTTGCAATACCGGTGATCAGTCAGTTGAACATCGTGTCCACGCCCATACCGATCCTGAACACGGATCTTGTCTGCCGCACGTCCTTGAAAGTATGTGTCCGAATCCAGCCAAGCCCCAGTCGGCAACACAAAAAGTGACTCCGGATAGCCCGCCACTTGTGAATGAAGCTCATCCTCAACCATTGCGCAAGCGTCGAAATACGCTCTCATCTATTTTTTACCTGCTTTCGGCGCCCAATCGCGCTCATACTCATCAAACGTGAAGCTGATACCGCATGCCGAGTTCGTGCATTGCACTAAATCGGTGCCGCTCATAGAGCCCAGCGTTTGTAAACTGCATCCCGGACAATTACCAGGCTTCCGTGACCACACAGGCGAGAAACCTGTCATCTTGTCAACCAGTCGATACACGCGGCGGATATCAAGTGCGCGGTCCACCCCAGACAGGGGATAATTGTCGCGTCTGTGCCCGTTCCTCCACACCGTGAACGGCTCCGTGGTGCGGTTCACCAAATCCGCTACCCGCACTTGCCAACCACCGGCACGCTCCACAACCTCAACAGCGTCAACCAAAACAGCATCCACATTCACGTTGAATGGCGCTGGGGGCTCTTTACTGCCCGATACCCTTCCACCGCCAAGGGAAGACCCCATAGAACGCCCCAGAGACAATCTGAGGGCCGACAACAAGTGCGGTAAACGCTCCATGTGCTGCTGGATTTGTGTGATGCAGCCGTGGCAGAGTGTGTCTTGCCGTTTAGTGGCCGCAGGTTCCTTATCCCCAGTGAGGTTTACACAGTCACGTTTAGACAGGCAGCGGTGAACAACATCCGGGTTCACCGCTGCTCCAGGGAGCCGTCCGGATAGCAGATATACACCGGCTTTCCGGCCTTAACCGCGTACCGGACGGTGTACCAAGTGCCGGACTGATTGCGCTCCGGTCCGTCCGGTGTTGCGAACAGAACCTCCGTCGCATCCACAATGTCTCTATCCCGCTCCAGGTAATCCTTGGCGGGAAGCCACGTGGCGCCAGGGTCGTAGTCCATTCGGAGATCTGTTTTGATCGGCGGATGCACAACAACGGGCCGGTCCCCGGCCATCGCGTAGCAGTGCATCATTTCATCTGCACCCCTGCACGCCCCATGATGTATCTCTGCCATAGGCAGGGTCGACAGCAGCCAGTCTTGCTGCTGTGCGCTGAGACCTTTACGGGTGCCGGTAAATCCTACGCGTTCTGCTTTCACGACACCTTCAATTCCGGATTACGCCAAATACGGGCCTGCCACGGATAATTACGCGGCAAACCAGTCCACGGCCTACCCTGAAGCTTCGCCTTCCGATACACCTTCCCGAAATTCGGAGACACACGAATAGGCGTCAACCCAAGTGCACGCATCTTACGCACATACACAAACCCCGTAGCCCGCTCATAAACAATCTCCCACACCAACTTCGCAGGAAGTTTCGACATATCCCCACCCTCGCCGTTATTGCAGGCGAAACACTCCGGGCGCACATTATTACGAGTACGAGTACCACCCAAATAGTCCGGGACAGGCCAATGCCCGATAGACATAGTTTCCATCGACAACTCAACACCACACTCACCACAGAGCGTTTTCATTCCGTCCCCGGTGTCTATGGCGTGTGCTTGGAACATCCATTCCCGGAGATTCCGGGTATGCTGCGGAGTGGTCATTTCAGCTTGCCCATGGTGCGTCTACCTCATCCATCCACGAATACGAATCCGCCAACCGGGCAGACCTGCGGGCCGCAATCTTCTCGGCATCCAAACGGCGCTGCGCCTCAGATCGGCAAGCCGAGCACCGACCATTCTCGAAATCCCAAGACTCATCAATACGATGAAGACCCGAACCGCAAAACACTTTCTTAGGCTTAGGCCTAGCCCTGGCAGCTAAACCGCCCCAAACTCCCGACTGGCGTTCACCTAAACGGGCCTCCAAGTCCAAAATCCAGTCCCGGCACTCCAACATCCGGGGGCATCCACGGCACACCCGTTTCGCCGCCTCAACACCACCCCTATCTATTTGGTGAAACAGATCAGGATCAGTCTCTCGGCAAATACCGTCACGGAAAGGCGGCGGCTCAAAATCAATCATCTGGGGTAATCCTGATCTCTAGACGGGGTTTCTTAACTTGGGTAGCGTCAATCCACATGCCGCTGTAAGTTATGTACGTATACGAGTCGTCGGGAAAAACACCGCAATCCACCATCGCATCACAACTAGCCTTAAAGAAGGCGGCAAGAGAATCATTGTCTCTACGCCTTTTATCTGGAACAAACCAGCAGACTTCAACCTTTGACGGTCCAAGCGCCGGTATGCGCTGTTGTTTCACCAGCCAAGACACAGCTTCAGCGACTTCCTTCTTCGCTTTAGCCTGTTTGTAGTGGTGGGCGTTCCGATACTCGTTCGTAAGCATCGGTGGCCGTGGCCAGGGGACGGTGATTACATACTCAGTCAACCTTGGGAACAGCTAGACGGTATGGGCCGAAGCCACGCTCAGGGATTCCTGAATGGACAGTGCCGCGCCACAGGTTGGTTAACACAGAGTAGTAGCAGACATGCCACTTATCTTTGTCGTCATCCCAAAACCATAGATCGCCTTCACGGTCGAACCAAGGACGGTCACGGTGTTTATCTTTCAAACTCTTAGGCATCTAAAGCTCCCCCTTGCGCTGCTCATCTATCATTTCTGCGCATAGATAATCAAACGATTTGCCATCAAACGATTTGCCATAACGATTAAGTATCTTTGTAGCCGCTCTGGCAGCATTCTTGCGAAAACACTCTTCTGAAGCCACCCACTGCCCCCAAATAATGTCTTCACCAAGGAAGTTTTCACTGTCACGTGTGACACCAAATCGCGTGAGCTTTATCAAGTAAAAGTTTCTTGTCCCCCAGCCGACGGGCTTGATTTTCCAACGGTATCCAGCCGGTGGTTTAGGTAAACTATCCATCAAAAGTCGTTTCCTGCTACATCGAGTACGCGCAGCCCGATACCGCGCCACATATCGATAACCTGACGGCGATCATCAATCACAAAGTCGACACACCATTTGTCCCGAATGTACTCATCGAATAAGCGATACTTCACTTCAAAATCGGGAAGCTTCCCCCCGAACTCATCGATATCTACTTCGGTCTCGCGCATAAGGAGTTCGTCGTAGTAGATCCCGTGACTAACTAGCCATTCCATCGTTTCATCACGGCACGTATCGTCGCGGCCAGACACAATTAGCGTGTAGTAACTGGTGTTGTCGGTCAGCCTATCTATCAGGAACGCAATATCCTGATACAGGCCATCTTCATAGACCCGAGAGTAGTCATATGGGCTGCGGTCGCTTTTTTCTGCAAGCGTGCCGTCTATATCGACAATTATCGCCCTCGGAAGGCATATCTGACGGCCCACCGGTATCGGATTGAACTCACGCTTCGTTATCACAGGCCAACGATTAATCGGGAACCTTTTAGCCTGATTGAACAAAACCGATGCTTCAATGATGCGATCCGATTCCCGGTTGCGGCGTCTTAGCCGCTCCAGACACACATCCATCGGAGTCGGCACATCCTCAACGTGGAACTCCCAGCCGTAGCGGGTGGCCATCCGAGCCCACTTCCGCAGATACGACGCCACCAGGTGAGTTGCATCCACAACCACAGGTACCCCGGCATTCATCAACGCCAACACCTGAGCTTCCTCGGCCACAGACACCCGAGACTCATCATCCGGATCACCAGTCCAGTAGGAGCCGAGAAGCTGGAGACGTAGAAGATCCCGATTCACTACGACTGCACCGGTTTCCTTAGCGATTTCACGGGCGCGCGTGGACTTCCCCGACGCCACGTAGCCGCGCATACAGATGAGGGCTGTCACAGCGCAACCCGCTCAAAAGGACCCAAGCCTGGGAGGAACCCCACCTTGAAGCTGCACCAACCATTCGTGATGTCATTCTCGGCAGAGTTGTACGCGAACTCGCCATTATCCAACTTTAAGAAGTACATTGGAAAGGGGCTTTTATCTAGCACAATCACACCACGGGGAACATCTTCCCAAGTATCGAAAGTATCCATAAATCTATCTACCTTTTGTTGTGTACAAGCCATTCACGGAAATCGATCAGATGCCCGCCTGTAGCCCGCCAAAACCTGTAATCGCCCGGATAGCCGCCAGTGACCGACTCTAAAGCCGTCTCTTGGCGTTCCCGTTCCAGCCGATAGTCATTGACTAGGCGTGAATGGGCGGGTGAACAATGATGGTGGCGGGAACTGCACGCCACAAACATCACGGATACCTGTCCCCCACCTTGTAGCGGTCGTATTCTTCTCAGGTGACATTCCGGTCGCCGGTTTTAGGTCCCTGCCGTAAATGCAGAACCCAACGCTCATCCTCATGGGTGAAAATGAAATTCGTCGTACAGATGATCGGGTTACCGGCGCATGTCACGATCGGGACCATTGAATCGTAGGCGGCGTAATAATCCTTGCCTTCAATGTCGCCGTACTCCAGTGGAGGTGTGCAGCCAGCCAATAGCGCCACGCAAGCTGTGGCGGCTAGAACCTTTCTCATTCGATCACCTCAGACTCCCAATACCGAAAATCCCGCACAAACACACCCTCAAAGGGTGACCAATAGACGATGCAATCGCGGTCGTAGTCGTTGTACCGCTCCAACTCGACATCCTTATAGCGGTTACTCACAGCGGATACACCTTCATCCACTGATCAATGGAGGTGAAGCGACCTCCACACACACCGCACGACACATGTCCACAGACCATCAGCATTTCCCTAAAATTTTCAGGGAAGGGGCCGGTCAATCGATCAAAGTGGTTTCTGCACACATAACCTTCGACGCATCCGTGGACTGTGACGAAAGCCGTTCGATCGCCACTGTGCCCGTACTCATCGTCCATCGGGCATTCCAATTCATCGAACGCCGCATTCACCAAACTCGAAACATCAGTATCTACCGACGCAAACCCGATTCCGGCCATGATCTCTCCCAGAATTCTCCGGCAGCGAATACCTCGTCGCCGTAATATTTAGCCCAATCGAAACAGGCTTCAAACTCTTCACACCCCAAACAAGTACGCTGCATATCCTTCAGATCACTAACGACAAGCAGTCGAAGAGGCTGAATGAACCGGGCGTCACCCTTACATGAAGCCCGCTCAGACCAGTGCTCCGGCGCATTCTGCATAAGACGGCTATAAGTGCGTTCATCTGTGTAGTCGTCGCTCACGTCACTCGCTGATAATGCTTATCGAAACGCAAACGGACATTCCCTACACTCCCCGATCTAACCTTGCCTAGAATCATGTTCACTTCATCGTCCTCGCCCTCTTCCTGATGAAGAAGGAACACTCCGTCACAGTCCCGCTCAATAGAGCCCCCCTCACCAATATCACTCATTACCGGGGCGCGTTCCTTGCCGTCCTTACCGACCCCATTGCGATTCAACTGAGTGGGGGCAACCATCACCGCATTCATCTCCCGTGCAGCGATTTTTAATGACTCCGAAATATGGGCGATCTGTGAATGCTTTGCCGCTTTCATATCCGTCCCACGGATGAGCTGCAAATAATCAACCACCATCAGATCAAACGGGCCATTCGCCCTCAAGGTGGCGATGACTTGCTCCACAGTTTGGGCGGGCTGATCCTCACAGAAGAATGGCATCGACCCGTTCGAATCGATGTACTCCTGTATCCGCCGTTCGTCCTCTAAATCCAGCCGGTCCCGCAATAGTCTCGAAAATTGGACGCCCGCTCCGCACGCAAGCATCCGACGAGTCAGCTCGGACTTGGACATCTCCAGCGAGACCACACCCACCCTGTAATCGCGCTCGGCTAAGAATGCCGCCAGGTTCAGCGCTACTGCCGTCTTGCCCCTTCCGGGGCGTCCGCATATCGAATACAGTCCGCCGCGCCTCAGGCCCCCGTTTAGGCGGTCATTCAGCCCATCCCATGGTGTGGGGATGGGTGGAATGTTCTCCTCCGCGCGCCAATCTTCGATCATCTGCGAGAACCACATGCCGCCCTCGGCGGGCTGATCCAACTCCCTGAAAAACACCCCAGCCTGTGCCAAAAGCTCATCGACATCATTGGAGCCGGAGGCTGGGGTCATCGCCGTCTGCTGAAGCCGGATACCCAGCTCCATAACCCTGCGAAGACGGGCCTTACCCACCACAATCCCGGCGTAATATGCGCCATTCGCGGCAGTCGGCACCATGGAATACAGAGTGTGCAGATACGGCCCGCCGCCCACCCGACTCAGTAGCCCCCTCGCATCAAGCTTATGCGCCACAGTCGTCGGATCGACGGGCTCGCTCCCGGCCCACAATTCGACAATCGCCTCAAATATTCGTTGATGATTGGGGCGGTAGAAGTCCTCCCCGTTCAACTTCGAAACAATGTCGGGGATCACCTTCTCAGAGAGAAGCATCGCTCCCAGCACCGACTGTTCGGCGGCTTCGTCATTCGGCGGCTGCGGGCCGAAGTCCTCCGTCACCAATACTCACCCGAGGTCGGCATGTACACCACACCCGGCTCACGATCCTTGTAATGCTCCTCATTCGGAACAGCCCGGACCTGAATGCGGTTGCAGGGCGAAATCAGGCGGCGACCACTCTCGGGATCGGCCAGTTTCGCCAACAGGGTCAACAAGTTCCGCTCAGTCAGCTCCAGAGTGGGACGGCCAGCGCCGTCATCTATGTACTTCAATCTCTTTAACCAGCCCCTCGATCCATGCACGCTTCTCCGCGAGACGGTGAGCACGCAACGCCATATCCGACAACCCCTCAGGTGCCGCAGAAGGAGTGAAAATCAGGCCGAACTCAGACAGCCGCGCCGTTTTGCCGTCCACCCAGGCTTCCCGCAAAGCATTCAGCTTCGACTTATTCGACTCGGCCATACGGGCTGCCTGGGACACAAACTGTGGCAGGCTGGTTGGCGGATACGTGTTGTCCAGCCACAAACGTAAACCGGTTTCCACATGCTCCGGATCGGAGCCGTCCGTGATTAGCTGGCCCGCGATACGCGACAGCTGCACCCGCACCGCTTTAGGTTGAGACTCCGGTATGGCCTTGCGGACCAGGCCCCCGCCTATCGTGTCCGGTTCAACGTCCGCGTTCCAGTCCGACCAGTCGTTATACAGGTACCCATCCGAAGTTGTACGCCACAAACGCTCCCGGACAAGGGCCTCTATTTCGGCTTCGCTGCCCAGCTCTAGCGCGGCGGCTCGGGTGATTCGGCCAGCGGATCGGTGATCTTTACACCATGAGATTCCAAGCGTCCATAACCCCATCGCGGCGTTACCGGCTCGCCTGGCTTTCTTGTCGGGTCTCCAAAGTTCCCGATAAATTCGGCCATAATCACTCATTAAAGGTGGCCCAACCGTTCCCGCTATCGTAAACAACGACAGCATTCACGCCGTTCTGCATAGCGAGTAGGGTTATCTGTTCGGCCTGCCACTGCCCGAATGGGCATTCATGTACGCCGCTCACCGGATACCGTGAACCCCACTTCACGGTAGCGTTCCCGAATTTAGGTCACTCATTAGATCCAACGCGGCCTGGAGGCGCACATCTCCAGCGCCCGTCTTGGTGAATCTAGCCCAGCAGATCAAGGCATACTCGACACCCTTATCGTATATCTGATCGGGCGTAGGGGTGTAGGGATTAAACGGCTCTACATCTTCCTGGAAATCCCGCCAAACTTGATGCCGTTGCCACCAGCCCCATCGGAGAATGCGCACCCGGAGATTCGCATTGCCATAATTACCTACGTAGTATTGAACATCCCACTTGTAGCCTTTGGGAAGGTTGGGAAAATGGCATGTAACAACTTTCACCGCAACCTCACGTCTTTAGTTCTAACCATTACTGTCTGATGCGCCGATAACCGTTCCGTGCCAGAGCCGTAATCCAACTCCGGATCAATCAGCATTGTGACCCGAACCCAACCCCGCATCTCATCGGTAAGAACCTCACCATCATGTTCCACGCCATCAAACACAACAATCACATCATCATGCTCACGAAACACGAGACGCCCTCAGAGGAAGGCCAACTAAAACCATTAAACATTCCACGGTTTGAAACCCCCATCATTAGTCAACAAAACAAGACCGGTACCGCGCCACAACACTGGAATCTCGGCAGGGTCTTCCCAGGGCCGCACATGGAAACCCTCAGTTGAGGCCAAGTCCGGATGATTCTCGATCCAGCCATGACAGCCCGTAACTCCCGACCCGCATACGGCGACAATGTTTTCGGGACTCCACGGACCGCCTTGCCCGCGTTTCAGGCGGTGGTGCATCGTTATCTGCGAACCTCTGGTACATCGCTCACACAGGCCCTCGGCGCGTTCGTACACAATGCGGCGGCATTCCTTCTCATTCATGCGACATTCAGAATGCGATCGGCCTCGACCTGAAGCGCAATATCATATTCTTCTTCGCGAGTATCTAATTCGCGAAGCTCTGAAACCCAGCGGGAATAGAAGCAACACGCAAGGAAAAAGGAAAACCCGCCCCCACAGACACCAGTCGCGATGAATGGTTCCACCTTGACCACCATGAGAAACACGGGGACGGAGGCCGCACCAAGACACAGTATTGCGGCCACAGAAGCTAACCAAAACATAATCAACAATCCACGAACGCGCCGCTGCTGCTCTTTGACTCGACTCTTCAGGCCCCGAGTCGTGGTTGGCTTGCTCATTACGGCACCTCCGGTTTAGGGATAGGAACAACATTGACCAGCGTCGCCACAGTCGGCACCACCCCACGACAAGACTTACAAACACGAACAAACAAATCCACAAACGGCGCAATCTCACGATTCCAATACTTCGTGTACTCGGCCACGGTACGAACCGCGCAAGAATCACACGCCAACAACGAAATGATATGATTCGTGCCAGTGCAATTATCTAGTGGATGAATTTTCACCACACACACCGCCGCGTTCGAGCACGAATTGCGCACACCATTGGCGTCCTGCAACTCGATAGCGCACGAAGGAACGAAGTCCAAGCCGTCCAGCGGGTCTACTATTTCATCGGCCATCTATGCTCACATTCCCGGCAGACACGCGCCACCACACAATCAACAGGGTCATACAGCCCAGAGAGCCACGTTCCACAGTCACAACATTTCAACTCGCGTGGCGATCCCCAGGCGATAAGTACGTTACCGTCGTCAAATTCGCGCACCGGACGCTGCGCTGTAATGCAATGCCTATGACGGCAGGTGCCTGAATCTCGCCTCGGTTCTACCAGCCAGTGGACGCCTATAGCGCCACATTTAGGGCAATCCGCTATAGCTGTGAATTCAGCCGTAGTAATCCGATTCACAGCCATCGTAATAATTGATACCTAGTTCCCGACAAGCCGTGCGGGCTGCGTTAAGTTCATCAAAAATCTTGCCCGCAGCGCCAACAATCTGAGCACTAACTTTCTCAACAGTCGATTCAGGGAGGTGAACATAGGAATATCCCGCTTCGTGACGCGTGGGCGTTGACAGCCAAACGCGTAGGGCGCCCGTGCCGGTCCGAGACACATTCCACTTCTCCCCTACGCGAAGTGGCGGCATGCAATCACTCATTAGTATTCTCCCCTACCGGCGTTTTGATACGCCTGCCTCACGGAAACCCCAATAGAACGCAAAGCCTCAAGTTCGGCTTCGAGCGCCCGCATCCTCTGTCGTGCCCACTGATAAGCCACCTCGGCAGCATCGCGTTTAGCGCGCGCATCCATCGTCTCCAGCTGCGCCTTATATTTACGCTCGTGGGCCGCACAATTCTCTGCGCCATACTTGAGAGCGAATTGTCTATCAAATTCCCGGTCAGCTTCCAAGAAAGCGGCATGAGCGTCTGAACACACGCCGACGCCCTTAGCGATACTCTGAACCGCCTTGTAGATTGCTTTTTCCACCCCTACCGGAGACCAATCCTCCGGCGCATCCTCACTCAACCAAACCCCCAGGATCAAAATCCAACTCAACCCCGCGACAATGAGCGCACTGGGAAACAATCAGATCAGACCGCACACAACGATTATCGGTATCAATATCGGATTGATTAGTCATTCCCGCTCCATCAATAATGCGCTCAAAGAATCACGCTCATCAATCAACGCCAAAACATCCTTCTCAGCGGAATCCAACAAACCCATATAGCGATTCAACTCTCGGCACACAGCGAGATAAACCTTCTCCAGCTCCGCATACTTATCACGGAACTCTTCAAGCTCCCGATACGCCTCGGGCATCGATTCAGCCATCCGAGACAGCCTCATCCGCCAACTGCTCAGGCACACCATCCTGAACATCGCCGGTACCCGCGCCCTCGGGACGCACCATCGTTGCCTTCACCAGAGCAGACGTTTGACCCTTGTTATACAGAGACAAACCGAACTGATCACCCAGATTGATTGCGCACCGCTTAATGGCGGTAGACAAAGCCGTTTTAGCGGCTAGATCATGCCCGTCTGCACGGTTCTGGTTCTGGGCAACACCAGTAGACACATCCTCATATCGGACGCAAGTCCAATGCGGGTCCCCCCGAACCGTCAGCCGCACACGTGCCCGATAACACACATCGAACCGGCCCTCAACGGCCTCACCGTTCTTCACGTGCGGCTGCTCGAAAACCATCTCGTGGTCCAAGACTTCGATATCCCAGTTCCCGAACCCGAAAATCCGGGTCAAATGAGCACGAATATCCTGCTGCGAAACATGAGCCATGCCCTTCGCGTCTTTAAGAACACGTGAAGGATGAATCGGTTTAAGTAGTTGATCGATTTGTTCAGCGCTAAACATCAGACGGTGATCCCGCAGCGTTTGAAATCCTCATCAACAGAACCAACAGCGAAACCCCACGCCAGCGGTGTGTCCTGCTCTTGTTGGACCATCTCAGACCATGCCTGCTGATCAGCGTTCGGATGTTCGACTCCGAGGGCGCCCCAATCCGGGTGGTCCTCATTCAGGGAACTACCAGCCTCCGTTACCCGATCACCAGAAGCATTAACGACCCACCACACCTCGCGCGATTCATCGTATTTGGTCGAGCAGCCGAGTTCCGCGAAAACATGCCCCCAAATACATTGGGGGGTGCCGCTCATATTGAAGTACTCACATTCCGCTTTGCGTTCCGGATAGTCGTTAGCCAACTTACGGACACGCTCAATAACCCGAGAAAACGGGATCAAATCATTCATCTACTTATCTTTCTGAAACGCCGCATCCAGGTCGATAACATCATGCTCGTATAGGTTCCACTGGCCGAATTCCCAATGATGGATGCGTAAACACTTCACAGTTTTCCCATGGGCCTGCAAAATTCGGGCATAGAAACTCAGCTGCAACCAATAGGCCCCCAGCTTAGAATTCGGCACTACACCCTTAAACGGGGCCTTTATAGTCTCTGACTTTTGAAGGTCAGAATTCGTTTTGAAGTCCTCAACTATCAGACCGTCATCTTCGATCACCAGGCGGTCAATGAAACCGCAGTGATGGCGAACCGGGTCCGCGACGAACACCTCATAAAACGCTGTTTCATGCTCGCGTGACTCGAAAAACGCTTCCACAATAGGGAGCAGGATTTCGTTCTTGGTCAGCGCAGATTCCAGAGTGCCATCCTTGACAGCCTTGGACAGGTCCCCGTATTGGCCGCGTAGCTGTAACGCTTTGTGGACTGCCGTGCCGACCGTAGACGATGCGTCGCGGTTAAGCTCCCACATAGCGATGACCTCGGAAGCGTCCACCTCATACTTGGTGGCCATCTTCCCGGCAATCAGGGGCGCGTTGAACTCGCTTTTGTACCTACCGGCGAACGTGGACCCGGACAGCCATGACTTGTTGTCGGCTGTCTCGTAGATGTGGTGGTAGTCATCGAATGTGACACGTGTACCGGAAGCCCAACACCGGAGTTCTTCCCCGAAAACTAGGCGGGGGGTGTCTACCTTGCGGACCTCTAAAGATTTAGTCGCTGTCCGGTCCCACACATCTTTGATACGTTTCAAAGCGATGTCCATCGCCTCATCGTGGGTATCAGCTTCAACCTCAAATGTGGGCTGGATATTTCCGTACTGCTGACAAGGGATTGTCGCTGAAATAGTTACCTTCTCGGTCATTCAGTCCCTCGGAGCAGAAGAATCATCGTATGCGTCGAAATCGAGAGACCTAGATGACTCCAGATGCTCAAGAATTCCGAGCAATGCGTAAGTGGACGCCAGATTCATCATCGCTTCTCCGACTGCGGGCTGTTCTATGACTTTTAACAGAGCGTATTGCGCCGCCTCCATCCATTTACTCATCGTCTAACTCCTGCTCCCACGACTCAAAAGACAACATCTCAGACTCACACTCAGGGCATGAATTCAAAGCCTCTAAAATCCCCGCCAACGAATACGCGATAGAGGTAATCGCGTCCGCGATGATTTGATCGGGCTCTTTCGCGCCGGTTTCGTGGAAGTTCAGGTAGTTGACGGCAGATTCAAGGAAATCCACGAATGTCCTCCAGGAAGGTTTATGTTTGTGCAGAATCCCCAGCCGCTAGGGAAACGCATCTGCGTATGGGCTTACTCCGTCGAGCAGGGTCATCGCATAAATTCCGGTTACCGGGCATTCAGGGGACACACCTCCCCTACGGCAGAACTCACCAGGACTGTCACGGGCTATACCTGGTGCGTCAACTTCGCTATGTGTGTAGCGGCCACGCTCCCCCACCTGGCTACGTCCAGGACCGCTTAGGGGCAACAGCACCCACCTGCTAGCGGTGGGGCACATCCCGGCACAACCGGGAAGATCTAACTATCCAAGAACTTCGGTATAGGGGCCGTTCACCTTGAGGTGGATCAGGCCGTGCAAGGGTCTCCAGATCCGAGAACCGGTGACCGAAAAGCACTCCCATTGTCCCGTATACCTGTAGTGCCACTCCAGCTCACCCATCGAGTCTGTCCACACCGTGCCGTCTCGCGCCTCTTCACAGTCCAGCGATGGAAGTACACGGGGCTCAAGGATTTCCCGGAACGGTCCAGCGACATCAGGGAAGGCGACTGCCCACTCCTGTTCCCGGTAGTACCACCAGTTCCCACTACCCCATCGCCACTCAAACCCATTGGCGTCCCGCCACCGCGATCCCTGCTCGTCTACCCCTAAACGGTCAACAACACGAGGAGCGTGGGGCTTGGGAAGACGATCTCGAAAGCCGTCGGTGGCCGCATACTCCCGTGCATAGACCGCGTCGGGATGCATGTCCAGCTCTTCTGCCGCTTCCGGGCTGGTACGACGAACGAACTCCATCGGGTCCGTCTCCAGCAGCTTCACATCGTCAGGACGTAGCGCATCCTCGATAGTTCCGCGTACGACTTTGGGCCTAGCCCTGTCGGGTATCTCTGCTGCCCGCTTCTCGGCCTTGTCGAACTCTTGGCGTAGCCAGCCCCTCGTTTCGCAGGGCGGTCCCTCTTCCGGTTCCTGTTGTGCTGTCGGGTCGGGAGCAGTCGGCGTCAGTCCGTACCGACGGCCTTCCCACCAAATCACGCGCCTCTCGGTATCGGCCGAGCAGTCGGGTCCCAAGACGATCGAATCGCCCATTCCGGTGAAGTACGGGTACTCCTTGGGTTCTGGCTTTGTCGGGTCGTAGATGACAGGCCAAGAATCGGCGCCGTCGTCGCTACTCAACTGCGCTACATCGTCCGACAAGCCAACCAGGTGGCGATAGCCCCAATAGCCCTCGCGCCGAACCGCGATCCACTCCCCGTCTGGTCGTCGTGCGATGGTGCCAACCGGAACACCCTCAGGGATGTTGTTAGCGGCCTCGATCATCAGATCGACAACGCCGTGCCAAGAGGTTTTGTTGACATTCGCCTTACCGGCGACCTCCATCGCTTTCCGCTGTGCTTCAGACGGATTCAACTCGGTCATTGTTCAACACCAACGTTGAGTCCACCCAGTATCCGGCCCAGCAACTCGTCCGCTTCATAAACAGCGGTCTCCCAATCACGGGGAGGGCCTAGCCGCCCATCCTGGAAAGCCTGTACCACGGAAATCCACGCCAGCTCAATCTTCTTGCCGGAAACCCCCAGCTGCGCCAACGCCTCGTCAGCTGTACCAAGATGAGGACGGCCCAGATCAGCTTCAGTGAAGCCCAGGTTATGCAACGCCACTCCAACGACGCACTCTGGCGCATTCGTTATGACATTCCAATACAAACAGTGGGCTTTCGCTTCCGGATACGACTCCGCTGCCTCACGGATTTTCGCAATAACCTGCTTAGCAGTAACAGTCATGTCCAAGCCTTTCTAGCCACAATTTTGCGCCGAGAATTCGGCTCCACATCCTGAACCGCCGCACGATGACCCGTACGCGCATGAATACCCAACGCAGAGGACAACTCGCCCACAGCCCGCGTGAACTCCCGTAACCGCATATCGACACCGCCGCCATCTACGGCCCGCCCCACACCATCAACCACAAGCCGCAATTCCTCGGCAGACAAATCCGACAAACGCCGCCCAGAAGCCCCCGGAACGGACTGTTTACCAATCTCCCAATCGATGCGGCGAGAACGCAGATAACGCCTCTGAGAACGGGCACGAGACACCAGGAAACCACCTCTCAACACGGACCCCCGAACACTTACGCCGGTAAGGGGAGCTGCCGAACCCACCAAACCAAGAGACCCCACTGCCCCTGGCAACCCCCAGGAACGGAGCTACAACCCCTACCGGCTCGCACGCACCCCAGAAACGAATCTGGGCAGCACAAATAGCACTGGAAACACCACAAAATGGTTTTCGTGCGCCACCGCAAAACACGCAAAGTGTTTTGCTTTTTCTAGATCATATTCGGTACCGGACAAACGCCCTCGGGAAATTTGGTGCTATCGAATCCACACGTTCCCGTATTATCAGGGGGACCAGCAGTAAGTATTTGAAAATCTGAAATTGCTCACCGGAGGCCACCAAGTGGCCGTCACGGCTACCGCAGAGAGTTCACCAGCATGAACCGATTAATCAAAGTCATATCGGGTTGAATCGGTTCCATCTGGACTGTCCCTCTCTAATTTGCTAGATTACACTAGGAGTCTGACGATTCTGGTGTGATCTAGGCAGAATTTTTGAGTTTTTTCTGCCACCACCGCAACTTATCGTCGTCATAGGTGGGGACAGGGAACTGTGGCCAGCGAACTGTGTAGCCCAAAGACTCCAGTTCCTCCAGCCGACGAACAAGGCCCCGAGTTTCGTAGCCGAGTTCTTCAGCGATCTTCTCTATATGGTGGCCGAAATACACCATGTGGTGGTAGTCGGCCAACATTAGGCGGCGGTTCCGGTGAATGGTTTCCCAGCGGCCTCTAATGGATGCGTCGCGGGCGACCCGCCAACTTGGTTTCTGCAACGCGGCGGTCATGATGCCGCCTCAAAATACATTTCGCGCTCTCGGATGCGTTCACCAACACCGCCCCAGACGCCGCGCTCAAATCCGCCCTCTTTAAGCGAGAAAGCAAGGCACTCATCTTTCACGTAGCACCTGCCGCAGATACGTCTAACCTGCCTGGACACGCCACTTCCCCGCTCGGGGAAGAAGAACTCGACGCCAAGTCCTCGGCAGCTGGCGTACTGTTGCCAGTCCATGGATTCGATCATTCGGTCACCGCCCTCAGCGTGAGGCGGTCGTGTTCCCAATCCACCGCGTAGGCGATGTCATCGGCCAATTCTTGATCGGTCATTTTTACTCGCCCCCGAACAGGGCTTTGTCGAACCAGTCAGCCAGACGGCCAACCACAGGAACCAGCACAGTCAGCCCCACCGCTAACGCGACAGCTGCGAAAACTGCACCAAAAATGAGTAGCGCAACGATACTAGCTATGCCTATAATAGTCATGCCATACTCCAGATGAGTTTGGTTCTGTTGGTCCAGTTGGGTACCCGCTCCATCCCCTCAGATAAGGGCGGGTACTCAACCTTCAATTCCATACTTGATGCGATGCTTCTGGGCACACTCGATCAGAGACCAGCCCAAACGTTCAGCCATGTTTGCGTTCATCGGCAAACTAACTGCCTCACGGACCGCTGTCTCCGCAGCGATCAAAGCCATATAAGGAATCCCGTAATCGGATTTATCCTGGGCTATATAGAAGCTGTCAGCGATAAACACCAGCTCCTCGAAATCTGCCAGTTCACCGACATCAACCGTTTCTTCATTCACGATGCCTTCTCCTGCTCTTGCATGGCCAGTATGTATTTACGCGAAATAGAGACCACGATCTGCTGAAACTCCGCGCTAGGCGGTCCGAGGTTTAAAGTTTTGACGTAGGCCCGGATCTCTGCGCGCTGCTCGTCGGTGATCATTCGTCCCTCGCCTCAATACGGGCTATCTCCCAGCCCATAAACCACCACACCGTGAGCGCCAGCAAAACAGTTGAAACGACCCCAGTTGCAACCCCGGCAGCGAACATCATGCGACATGCAGCTTGCGTAGCTGGTGCGCGGCATCAATGAGGCTTTCCGCCAGCTCCACAGCATCCGTGGCATCCATAGCCCACCGGAAATAGCCCGGCTTCCCGATAACCACACGAGACGGCAACTGCGCCGGATATCCCTCGTGCTGATGGGCCGGTATGGCGTCTACATAGAGAGTGCCGGTGATATCGGTGTCGAACTCGATATGCGAAGGCTCAGTAAAAGTGAGTTCTGAGTGGTGTGTAGTCACTGGCCGATCCGTTCCATAGCGTACTCAATTTGGGCCTGAGTGATCGGCTCTGCTGGGCTGATCGGCATGAGTTCGATCCACTTATCGATAGCCCGGTTGACAAAATCGATCAGCTTGCCTTTATCCCATGAAATAACGCGCTGAATCATTCCAGGAAAACCCTCGTATACGTTCCATCCAGTTATTGCACATGTGGTTGACGCGTAAGAATAGGCTCGGCCTACAGCCCTCTCATCGCCCGGACCTTCGTCACCGCGTAGTCTGAACTCCGACGAAAGCACTCTCTCGCCGGTCAGCTCATACCACCAGCGGGACTGCTTGCCATAGTCATAGTTCCGGGTGCCGACCGTCCGCCAACCCAGATTCAAGGCGATCACACTGTTCTCCGGCGACAAGAATCCATCTAGACCGGCGAGCACGTCATTAACTATCTGGACGAGGCGGGAAAGAGGCGCCGCAGAGCACTCCGGGAAATCCGTGATCTGCGTGTCGCCATTCGTGTAGGACACCACGTTCATCGCGCAGCCCTTACCGGAACCCGGCTTATGTGAGCCCTTGGCGAGACGAAGGGGCTGGGGAAAATCAGTCATTTCATGCTCCTCAGATAGTTGGACGGATGACGGGCCTTGCACTCCTCGATACGGCGGCGACGGTCCTCCAGATCGGAAAGACCCCCTGGCCGGGAGGTAGGTGGGGTGATTTGCGTCATGGTTCGTACAGTAATCTACTTCCGTAATTTACGCAAGTCTATCCGTAAAATTCTTCCAAAACAGCGCCTACCAGCACATTTATACCGCACACTGTCGGCGTTCTGCCCAGTAGAACGTGGATCGTCAAGTAGATTGCCGGAAACTGAGGTATTTACATTCGGTAGAAAACCGTTCAAAATACGGCTCATGAGCGGAACTGTTCGAAGCGGAGACTGGGCGCGCCTCGCCCGGTACGTTGCTGCGCGCCGTGCCGCACTGGGAATCAGCCAAGAAGAGGTGGAGGCGCGCGGAGGTCCTGGCGCTAAAACGTTCGGACTCATCGAAAACGGTGGGGCCACCTCCATGACCCCGAGAACCATCGAACGTCTCGACAAGGGACTTCTATGGACTCCGGGCAGCACCCGAGCGACCCTGAATGGTGGCGAGCCGAAACCGCTCCCGGACTTAGAGACGCAGCCCATCGACCAGCGGCGGACCCGTCTTGAAGCTGCACTGCGGGCGGGAGACGATGCGGTGCGGACTGCCGAAGGGGTACTTGCCGCATTTCCCGATGTGGAGAATTCCGGCAAGCTTGCCCAAGCAATCGCCTACTACAAGCATGCTCGGGACATCATCAATGCGGCCGCAGAACCCGATCCTGGGCTGGTTGGAAAGTTCAGGGAGGAGATCGACGGCGTAATTGCGGTCACGGCAGACGCTTTCGAATCTGTTCGGTCTTTACAGGTGCTCCGGCGCCCTCAACGGGGGGAGGCGACCCAGACAACGCCAGGTAAAAAGCCGTCGAAGATCAGTGATCTTGAAATTCGGGCTGACCGGTTGAGGTGAAGCTGCGCAAATGTGCCCGCCACATCCAGCCAGCTATAGCCGCAAAGCCAGCCCCGCACGCGCACGCTAGCGCCCACACAATGATCGATGCTGTATGGGTGTCCTGAATGTGGTGCGGGAGAAGAGAAGTGGCCATTCTTGCTGCGCAGGCGGCGATACCGGCGCCCGTGGATGCGAAATAGAGGGTGGCCAGTCGGCGCGATCCTGGCGTTCTCCACATGGGTATCAAGGCTCGCCAGCCGTAGCCCAAGAGGTAGATGAGCGTGCCGCACATGATGAACCAATAGGTGGTCAGCCAGATGTCCGTGGGGACGCGGAAGAAGTCTGCTCGATAGATTTCCACTCCGGCGCCTGCCGTGAAGGTGGCGAACATGAGCGGAATGCACAGCGTGGCAGGCAATTCCACGTATCTTTTGAATCTTGATTGGACTACATCGCTGCCGAATCGTCCCAGTGCGTTGAACACGATTGCGGAAGCGGCCACGATGTAGAGGTCATGGGCTAGCCAGTCTTCTAGGTTGTATTGCCCAGTGAGGTCGTGGAGCCATACTCCGATTGTTTCGGATGCCCACGGGGACATGAGGATTACGGCTGCGCACTGTAATGCGATGTTGATGGTCGCGGCCAGTTCCCAGTCCACTGACCAGGTCATTTTCCTGATCCATAGTGACCAGCACATGGTTGCGACGGTGATCAATATGAGTGTTGCTATAGCCATGGAATGCCTTCTGCGGTAACGGGATTCATGCCTGTTCGTCCCCCGACGTTGAGCGGAACGGTACGCCTGTCGAATGATAGACGGTAGGTGGGAACCAAAGTATCCAGATAACGATTTCATTACGTACGGTGTTTTGGGGTTGACTACTACAATCATAGTGACCATGCCAATAACGCGCCTTGATCAACATCCTTTAGCGGCGTAGATTCCCCTAACCAACACAGGAGGGGATTTTCAAATGCGGGGAATCATCACGGCCACAGCCAATCTCGGGTTACTCATCGGTATCCTCGTAGCGATAATCATTTTCACCCACAAGCGACTACCCGCCGGAGGGCGATGGTGA